AAGCGCACTGAGAGGAATTGAAAGCAAGACGGTGGAGTCGTTGCAGAAGATTCAGAGCCAGACGGAAGCGTCTCAGAACAGTATCAAGCAGTCCATAGCTGATGCAACCGAAAAAAAGACAGAGCTTGACGGTGCTATCAGCAATGCCACGGATGCAAAAGGGAATCTGGACAAGGCTGTACAGTCGGCTGGGAATGCAAAGAAAGAGCTGGAATCATCAATTGGAAAAGCCGGAGAAGCTAATACGGCATTAGACAGCGCCATTAGTTCCGCTGGAGAGAAGCAGTTAGCGTTAGACACCACGGTAGAACAGGCGAATGAAGTAGACGCATCGTTGAAAGAGCAAATCGGATCAGCCGAGCAAATACAGGCAAATGTTGAGCAGATTGCGAAGAATAAAGCCGACATTAGTTCGCTAAAGGAAGATTTAGGCAACAAAATTACAAAGTTCTATGCATCGAATCAGGGCGAAACTCATCTTGCCGATTCTGACAATGGCAAAATCATGGATATGATGCTGTATGGACGTAGTGAGCAGAAGCAGTATAAAGGCATAAATTTATTCCCCCCTAACACTAGACGGGGAGACTTTATAGAAGTTTCGATTCCAAAAGGGACAAAAGTTTTTGCGATTACAGATGGAACAAATTTCAATGGCGGTAACTTCCGTTTTTTTAATGCGGACAAAACAGAAAATATGTGGTTCGGAATAGAAAAAGATACTACTATAGCGACATATGAATTAAAAATTGACGCTAAATATGTACAAAACCTTTTAGAACCCGGTTTAGATTTTTCAAAAATATGTTTAGGTATTGGAAGTGAACCAATATATGAACCCTACATTGGCGGTATCCCATCTCCATCACCGGATTATCCGCAGGAGATAAAAAGAGTGGTGAATCCGACTATGAAGGTGAGGGGAAAAAATCTTGTCGATATATATGGATACAGTGCAAGCGGCATACCTAGTCCAGAAGCAGAAAAAGTATTATTTAATACCTATGGGACAACTATAAGTACGACAGAAAAGACGGATAAACTTATTGTGAGTCAAGAGATTATAGATGGGGCAACTGCCGATAATTATACGTCTGGTTATTTTTGTGTTGGAATAAATCCCAAGCTTGAAGATGGGAAATATTACATCGTGACTTTTAAAATTAATGTGATTCAGAATCCATTCCATGTATCCGACATCACTGTTATGTTTAACGGTATAGATGCTTATATGGCTCAGGTGGTAGGAGATAAAGTAAAAGTAAAAGCAAAATACAATGAATTCAGCGAAAGACAATACGTTGAATTTAGAACCAGAGGAATGAGCCTGGAATTGAGCAATTTTATGATTACAGAAGTTGGAGAAACTGATGATTACGAACCATACACCGAGCAATCCGTCCAGCTCCCCTACACTCTCAACGCCATCCCAGTAGCATCTGGCGGCAATGTGACGATCGACGGTCAGCAGTATATTGCGGATAGAGTTGTAGAAAAAGACGGTGTATTTGGCATCGAAAGAAATACCGCAACAGACGTACCAGTGTTAACTAAAGAACTAAGAGAAACACCTGATATGAAAGGACGGTTTATACAAGATGGTGCATTAAAAAAAATTTTTACACCATTTTATGAAACGCTGGTAAATATCGGTTATAGCAGAAAATGGGGCGTCGCGGGAAGTGTAATTGACAAATGGATATTCGGAGTAAATAAAGTGAATTTATACATATCGCCGCCTAAGGATCTGAATTACACTTCAGAGGATATATTTAATGCTCTAAAAGATTTAAATATAAAAGTTTATGGAGCTTTATTAGTACCGCTTTTTGAGCCTCTTCCGGGGGATATACAAGCTAAATTACGAACCCTTGTCACCAACTACCCAGTAACCAACATCTCCGTCACATCCGACCAGTTAGACGGATATACAGTATTTAACTACCCGATTAGCATGGCTAATGGATGGAACTATGTAAAACAGCAACTCAACGACAATCGTGATTATATCTACGACATGGATATACAATCAGCAGAAGCCTATGTTAACAGTGAGTACGCAGTAGCACTTACAGAATTGGAGGTATGATTATGTTATACAAGACACTGAAAAAATTAAAGGAAAGAAACGGTCTGACAGAAGATCTGAAGAATAAGATTGACATTTTCTTCGCCACGGGCAGGATTACTGAGGAACAGTATAATGATCTGATGAATATTGGAAATGAAGAAATTCGCTAAATGTGGCTTTAGTGAACTAGCAGAGGTGAATACATGGAGATACGAGCAAGACCTTCGGGTCTTCTGAAAATTCTTAATGTAAAAATGAGTCAATTATAAATAGAGCAATCAAAGAGAGTCGTTATGGCTCTCTTTTTATGTGCGACGTCGCACAGAAAGGAGATTAATATGGCACATATATTTGTAATTGCCGGGCACGGCGCAGGGGACTCCGGTGCTGTGGGATATGGATATACAGAGGCAGAAAGGGTACGTGCGTTAGCTGGAAGGCTTTCTGCACTTGGTGGCAGCAATGTAACGGTAGGAGACACGAGTCGAAATTGGTATGCTGATAAAGGGATTAGCACCTTGTCAATCCCGAAAAGCTGGCAGATTATTGAACTCCATATGGATGGAGCTAGTCCGTCAGCAAGGGGAGGACATGTAATTATCAAATCCGGTTACAAACCAGATGCATACGATACAGCTCTTGCACATTTTATCGCCGGATTTACACCCGGAAGAGCAAATACAATTGTTGGAAGAAGCAATCTTGCCAATGTAAACAGGGCGGCAGTCAGGGGATATAGTTATAGACTGCTTGAATGTGGATTTATTACAAACCAGACAGATCTTAATAAATTCAATAATAATCTGGATACACTTGCAAGAGGAATTCTTGGCGCATTCGGAATCGGAACAACTGCACAAGCTGGCTGGGTATCTGATAAAATCGGATGGTGGTATCGTAATGCAGATGGCTCCTACCCGAAGAATCAATGGGCTCAGATTGGGGGTGATTGGTATTGGTTCGACAACGGTGGCTATGCTATTCGTGATACATGGAAAGAAATAAATGGACAGTGGTATTACTTCAAATCTGACTGCCGTATGGTGAAAGGCTGGAGAAAAGTAGATGGTAAATGGTATTACCTGAATCCACAGGCCTATACGAATCATCCAGAAGGAGCTATGAAAGATGGATGGTTACTTGACGGAAGGTTCTGGTATTATCTCAATCCAAATACTGGTGGACCTCGTGGATCTATGTGTACTGGATTCATTACGGTAAATGGTCAGACATATTACTGCAGACCGAAAGCAGAAGCTGGTTATCCGGAAGGCAGCATGGTTACAGGAAAGAAAATGATCGACGGAAAAGAATATTATTTTGAAGCGGATGGTCGGATGAAAAAATAAAGAATCTGAGTAGAGCATCCAGAACGATCGGTAATGACATTTGGATGCAGATTCCATCAGGCTGGATTGCTACACGATATAATGGTAAAATATACGTAGAATAGAATTATAAATAGGTAAAAATCCACTTTATAGGTTATAGCAAAAAGGTCAGCCAATCAGCAACAGAAAGTATCTTCCGAACGCTTATATCGGCAGCTGGAAATTCTATGGCGGTCATACAACCGGATCTAATCTGATCAGATCTATCCAGAGACAAATTGGAGCGACAGCAGACGGATACTTCGGGCGAAAATCTGTCATAAAGTTCCAGATCTGGCTTGGCGTATCGGTGGATGGAAGCATGGGACCAGCAACCGTAAAAGCATTTCAGAATTGGCTGAACAGGCAGTAGGAGCAAAAGGAAAGGAAACAACATGGCATACATTAAATTTTTGGGAACAAGAAAAGCATACAAAGCATCTGTTATTCCAAATGGGAATATTGTTACTTTAAAGTTTGCTAATATGAAAGAAGTGAATACTAGCGGATTTAATTTGTACCTTGATGAAAAATGCACTGTCGATATTGGCGGTGCATCTTATCGAGGATATACTACAATGTATCGGAATGACAGCGAGACAGAAGCATACAATGGATATCAGCTGTCAAATAATGGCAGTGTGTATTCTGAGCCTGTTGCACCAACACCAGATCCAGTTGTGGAGGTTACACTGGAAGAATTAAAGGCTCAGAAAATTGCAGAAATGAATGCAAAGCAGCAAGAGGCGATACAGAACGGTATCAATGTAAAGCTGTCGGATGGTGCAACACATCACTTTACCCTTACTACTAATGACCAGATTTCACTTATGGGATTACAGACAGAAGTGGAAAAGGGAACAGAGAAAATCTCGTGGCATACATCAGACCAGTCGGAACACTGCCAATATTATAGTAATAATGATATGAAAATCATTGTTGACACAGCACTTGCACTGGTAACATATCATATTACAATGTTTAGAGACTTGCGTATTTATATCAATAGTATGCAGGACAAAGCAAGTGTGGAATCTGTATATTACGGCATTTACATTCCTGAGGAATACCAGTCAGAAGTTTTGAAAGATTTATATGCCGTACAGAATGCGTAAGATTGTCAAGCCATTTATCCTTATTGTGATAGGTGGCTTGATTTATACATCCATAGAAATGTTATACCGTGGTTATTCTCACTGGACAATGTTTCTTGTTGGCGGTTTGGCATTCTATATGATAGGGTGCATCAATGAGTATATTCAGTGGGATATGCCATTGTATAAGCAGATGGCTATAGGGATGTCGATAATTACATGCTTGGAATTTGTTACTGGATTTATTGTTAATATCATTCTCAAATGGAATGTATGGGATTATAGCAATGTTCCGTTTAATGTGCTTGGCCAGATATGCTTGCCATTCTGCGCTATATGGTATTTCCTTTCGTTGGTCGGAATAATCCTTGATGATTATATAAGATACTGGCTATTTGACGAAGAGAAGCCAACATATAAATTAAAATAAAAAAATGGAGACTGACCACTATGGCAGTCTCCGATTTACCGGACTCCCCAGCTTCCGTCTGGATTAAGGAATCCTATTACATATCCAATTTTATCTACAATCATATCATCCGGTATGTATGCACTGTCCGTCATTAATGGCGAATACTTCCAGTGCATAGTGCCGTTTTCATATACTTTTTTCTTAATTGCAATGTGAATAGCACCGTTTTCGGTAATCACGCAACGTTCCCCATCCAATGCCAATCTGTCCGCTGCTAAAAGCACAATTTCACCAGGCAGATAATATGGCATATAAAAATCACATGGTATTTTTAATCCGAGATATGCTCTTGACATGACATCTTCTGGGACATCTTTTATTGTCATTGGGTCGACAGCATTTGTTGTAGCGATCACTCCATTAACTATTTGAGGGCGAAGAACAGATATATATTTTCCCTTAGAATCAAAAGATTGGTATATTTTCTGTTGATGCCGTATAAAGTATCTTATTAGGTATATTGACTGCTCTGGCAGACCTCTTACAATACGCACAGATTCCCTCATTTTCGGCTCCATTGTGTCAGAGCCCACTAATTCATCAATGCTTATTTCAAGTGCCTTTGCAAGGCTGATTACAGTGGATAATTTGACATTGTTAGAAGTTCCGTAAAGAAGAGTATTAAGCGTTGAAAACGGAACACCTGATGCTTCAGAAAGATTTTTGATTGTGATTTCTGGCGTATCTATGTACATACTTAAATTGTGCCGTAGAGACTCCATAAAATCACCATTTTGACAGACCGTTAAATTCGTCGAAATATCAATGCGGTTTTCTTCTCTCAACATATTTAATTCCCCCTATCGTTGGATTACAATATAATCATCCCTTATAAGTTGAGGGTATCAAGTTCTGGCAAACGGGGATGGTGTACGGCATTTCACTATCTCCGTATCAAATAATATATAATATATTTTACCGCTTTTTTGTGCATCCTGTCAAACGAAAATGCACATTGACATACAAGAACGTACGTTCTGTAATTGGATTGCCGCTAAAGGATTTTTATCAGACATTGGAGGGATTCTTGTGGAAAGTTGTAATGAAGAAAAGGAAAATTATCGTCAGCAAATTATTCAAATGGTGAAAAATGTTGAGAGGTATGATATACTTGTTTATATCTACAAGGCGGTTTTGGGTGTGATTGACGAGAAAAAAGAAATTGTACAAAATAAATATAGTAAGCGAGGTGTATAATATTGGCTCATTCCAGAATTGAAATCAAATCTTCCGAAGATGGTTTGCTTACAGAATTAAAGATTGACGGAAACGTGATACACGGTGTTCGCAGTATTGAATACAGAAAAAACGCTATGAATCCTTTTCCAACGCTTACGATTGACTTAAACGCACTGGATATATCTATAGACAGTTATGCGGTTGTCCGGCAAAAAGGATACGAGCATAGCGAAATAACTTTGATCGATGGAGATTCTATTTTCTGTAATTAAAATCAGCTTTTAACCAGATGGGGCATTGTTCTCTTCTGCACTGGTGGTGTAGGTCGAGAGGGCAGTGCTCTATTTTGTCTTTAACAATATCAATTCCCTCAAGAGTTTCATCAATAAAGAATTTTATTTTAATAGTAATCTTTTGGTCGTGTTTATCACATAATCCATAGGACTTTTTGTATTCAATAGTCATAAATTATTCATCCTCACTTAATAAATTTATCATATCAATAATATGTTTCTTCTTTTCATCTGATAAAAATATATACTTCTCTAATGCATTCAGCATATCTTTATCCTTTTTAACTATGTTCCACAAATCCATTTGGTCTGGCAGTTCTTTTTCTTTTTCCTCTCCGTTCACCAAATAATCCAGAGTAACATCTAAACAATCAGCAATAGATTTTAATTTATCTTGTTTTGGAATAGATTTTCCATGTTTCCAGTCGGAAAGAGTGGATTTTGCAACACCACTAATTCTTGCAATATCTGCATCTTTATAACCTTTTATTTTTTTTAATTTGCAATACCTATTGTACATATAAACTCCTTTCAAAAAAGTTCGGATTTTTTAACAAAAGGGATTGACAAATAAAGATTCCTTTACTATACTTAAAACAAGTTAAGAAACCCGAACAATACACATCTAACCAATAAGTATTATATAGGATTTCCGAACTAAAATCAATATATAGTTAGGATTTATAAACAAAAAACTGTTAATGGAACAGGCAAATTTATTGCACAGAAAATCCTAACTAGCGTAAAGAAAGGATGTGAGGATTTGAATAAAGCAGAAAGAATTGAAAGCTTTAATAAGCTTGATGCAATAGCGAAATCAAGAGACGTTTCTTTTTATAAGATTTCAGAAGAGCTTGGGTTACCAAGAAATCTTTTTTCTGACTGGAAGTCGGGAAAGTCAATGCCTAAAACAGATAAGCTGATTAAAATTGCTGATTATTTCGGCGTAGCTATTTCTTATTTTATTGAGTAGGAAAGGAGAATCAGATGAACAAGGATAATTTTTCACATATTGAAATACGTACTTGTAAAGAATTGGGAAGAACATTTACAGAAGTGTATTTAGATGGGAAAAAATTGAGAGGTGTTCGTTCGTGGAATTTGAGCCATGATGGGACAAATTCAATTCCAAGATTGCTTTTAGATCTTAACGCATTTGACATTGCAGTAGATGCAGATGCTCTTGCGATGCAAAAAGGTTATGAGGGATATGGATTAATGCTTCCAGAAATGGGAAAAGAGGACGAATAGACGCCCTCTCTAAAAATTAAATGGTTTCCGGAAACAACTTACGTAACGGACACGGATTTTCCTTACATTCTTTTGCGAGATTCTTGTAAGGACAGGAAATTGTGCCGAGTGCGTAACCGTCAAAACCATCATCGATGTAGTTCCCATATACAGTTTCAGTCTTGCCTTGTGTAGGGCAGAAACCAGTTGCGGAACGATTTGCAGACACTGACATAGTATCACCTCCTTGTGAGGAATTATAACATAGAAAGGAGAGTAATGAGAGAAATAAGCATTTTTAACAGTGAAGAGTTCGGAGACATCCGGGCAATTGAAATTGATAATGAACCGTGGTTTGTAGGAAAAGATGTTGCTACAGCGTTGGGATATTCCAACACTAGAAAAGCTATCGGCGATCACGTTCATGAAGATGATAAGGGCGTAACGAAATGGGACACCCTTGGAGGAAAGCAGGATTTAACCATTATCAACGAATCCGGTTTATACGCTTTAATCTTCGGTAGCAAGCTGGAATCAGCCAAGAGATTCAAACATTGGGTAACATCAGAGGTTCTTCCAGCGATTAGGAAAACTGGAAATTATAATATTCCGATGACCATTGAAGAACAGTTGCAGATCGTGGCGAAAGGAACACTGGAAGTCAAGGAAGAAATCAAGCGAGTTGATAATGATTTGCAGAATTTCAAAGAGGACATGCCGTTGCTTGCGCTGGAATGCCAGAGGATTACTAGGGCGAAGAATCAGAAAGTGGTTCCGCTGATGGGTGGTAAGAAAGCTCCGGCATACAAGAATAAGAGTCTGATGCATAAGGTCTACAGTGATGTGGACGCTCAGCTCAGAAGAGAGTTCGGAGTAAACACATACAAGGCAATCAAACGCAGTCAATGTGATTTGGCGGTGAAGATTATCGAAGACTATGTTCTTCCGATGTATCTGAAAGAAGAGATTGACGCAGAAAACAGCCAGTTGAGTTTTGGGCTGTAAGTTATCTATATAAATAGGAAGGAAGTGAGTTGAATGTATATTAATCCATTTTTAGCAGGAGTGCTTGCAACTATTGGAGTTGAGATTATTTCTATTATTCTTTTTGCAATCGTCTACAGCGGTAAAGGAAAGGATGATAACGATGAAACAAAGTAAGAAACCTAAACGATGGCAGAAAGAATGTTTGTCGGCACACGGTCTGAAAGTTGATGATTGGAGAATTGTTGGCGAAACAGATATGTCGCTGATAATCATTAACAAAAAAGGTATACAGAAACGAGTAGACAAGTTCAGGAGGTTGAGATGGTAAGAAAAGCGGGAATAACGATGATAATTGTTGGCTGGTTTTGCATGGTCGGAACTGTCGGAGCAACGGAAAATGCGACAGATGACAACCTTTTTTCATGGATTATCAAAGGATTTTTCTGGACGACTGTGTTTATGATTGGATTTTTAATTAAGGAGCGTGCGGAATGAACGAAGAAACGTGGGAAAGAGTTGGCTTGTTGATTGCCAAGCGGTTAGCTGAGTTGCAAGAACTGGCAGAGTTTTACGGAATTGACAGTCTTCATGTCAGCATACCAGGAAGCAACTTGGTTACAAGAAAAGCAGAAGCGTTCTACGTGACGGACAAGCTTGGAAAAGTTGATACGAAGTCTGTAGAGGTTTGGGAAGATGGTAGAATCAGAGTCAAATATGACGGGAAGATGATTTACGACAGATTACAGATAAGAGAACCTAATAGGATGGATTTGGAAGAGTGGTGGAGAAGACACAATGGAACAAATACCTAATTATGATGAATGGAAATTAGATTCTGGACAGGAAGTAGAGCCGGAATGCTATTGCAACGGATGTGGATGCCCTTTGTACGAGGGAGATGTTCTCTACACGTTGGATGGTGGAATCTGCGAGGATTGTCTGGATGCGGAATACAAGGAGGTTTTGTGATGGATAAAGTACCAACAATTACTATACCAAGCGCAATGTTTTTTGATCTTATGGAGGAAAGAGCAAAAGTTGTGGCTGTGCGTGCGGTGCTTAAAGCTAATGCATTTGATTCGCTTAAAGCTATCAGAAGCATCTTGGAAGAAAGCGAGGATAAAGAATGCCTGGAATAGCAATGAGCCAGAAAGAGTATCGTGCACATCCGGCTATTAGTAAATCTGATTTGTTTAAGATAACCAAGTCACCGTTACATTTTAAATGGTCAATGGAAAATAAAGAAGAACCGACTCCGTCACTGATTTTTGGTAGTGCATGTCATAAGTATATTCTCGAACGTGAAGATTTTGACAATGAATTTGCAGTGTACTCGGATATTGACAGAAGAACAAAAGCTGGAAAAGAAGAGTATGCACGGTGGCTATCTGAAAATGAAGGAAAATCCATAATTTCTGCTGATGATATGAACAAGATTATGGATATGGCAAGGGTCATTGATGGTAACAAATTTGCTAAGAGACTTTTGGATGGAGTACATGAGAGAAGCTTCTTTTGGACAGACGAAGATACCGGAGAAGAGTGTAAATGTAGACCAGATTGTATTTCTGTTGTTGGAGGACAACATATTTTAGTTGATTACAAAACAACTGATAATGCGGAAACAGAAGCGTTTAGATCATCGGCAATTAAGTATGGTTATGACTTGCAAGACGGAATGTACTACGAGGGATATAAAGCTAATACCGGGCATGATGCAATATTTATATTTATTGCGCAGGAAAAGAAGCCGCCATACGCATTGAATATTCTTCAAGCAGATGAATTTATGCTACGAGAGGGTAACCAATTATTTCATGATCTTCTTGGAATATATCACGAGTGCAAAGTTACTGGTAATTGGTATGGATATATGGGTTCAGATGGAGACATTCAGAATCTTGGATTGCCAAGATGGTTGCAGAAAGAATTTGAGTAGGAGGTTAATATGTCTGATAAAGAAAAATTGAAAGAATATCCGATTGAAGTAAAGACGATACCTGTAGGAAACTATGAAAATGTGAATCAGGGAACGGTGGCTATTGAAGCTCACAGAGCGATTACAGAAGCTCAGGGAAAGTTGCTTCTTGCCAAGCAGTTTCCAAGAAACTATCTACAGGCTTATGCAAAAGCATTGGAAGCTTGCAAGAGAAAGGGATTTGCGGAAAAAGCATTTTTTAGTTATCCAAGAGGTAGAGAGACGGTTAGTGGTGTGACAATAAGATTTGCGGAAGAAATGGCGCGCTGCTACGGAAACATGGATTACGGAATTAAAGAATTATCTCATGAAGAAGGAAAATCTGAAATGCAGGCGTATGCATGGGATTTAGAGACCAATACGGTTTCAAGCCAGAACTTTACGGTTGAGCACATTAGAGAGACAAGACAAGGAAATAGCAGACTTACATCACAGAGAGATATTTATGAAAAAACCGCGAACGATGGAGCAAGACGTTTGAGAAGTAGGATTTTGGCTATTCTACCTCCAGATTTAGTTGAAGATTGCATTGCAGAGTGTAAGAAAACACTTGCTGGATCAAATGACATGCCACTTTCTGACAGGATTAAACAGTTGGTTGTCTATTTTGGTAAAAAAGGCGTTACTCAGGAAATGATTGAGAAAAGACTCGGTCACAAAATCGAAGCTATGACACCGGATGAAGTGGCTGATTATATCGGTATTTACAATGGAATTAACCAGAAAGAGACAACTGTTTCTGATTGGTTTGAACAGCCTAAGACGGCAAGCCAGATTTCGGAACTTATGAAAGAGGAAGAAGAGAAAGCCGAAAAAGCAGATAAGTAGGTGGTTGAATGAAATATGTTGTAACTATTAATGGCAAGCATGGTAATTTCCCAATCAAAGGATTGAATGAGTTACTTGGTGGCAGGATTTACGACAGACGGACGAAAAAATATCGGAATGCTGTGAAGAGTGCAAATGATTTAGTTTGCAGAAAGGCAATTAGGGCGAGTCTGAAAGGCGTGAAACTTAATACACCGATTAAATGTACTTATTACCTATATGCCAAGAACAGGATGCATGACAGAAGTAATCTGTATTCTTCGTGTGAAAAATCATTCTTAGACGCATTACAACAGGAGAAGTCAATTGCTAATGACGGGTGGAACGATGTTTATGACAGCGAGTTTCATACATATTTAGATTCGATCAACCCAAGAGTTGTTGTGGAGATTGAGGAGATGGGTCTCAATGAATGATACCAAAGGGTGGATAAAACTTCATCGGAAAACTCTGGAAAACAATGCTTGCGTTAAGGATGCAGATCACTTGGCAATATGGTGTTGGATTCTGCTGAAAGCCTCTTATTCTTCGGAAGAACAGTGGTTTGGTGGTGAACTTATCAATATATCGGAGGGTCAATTTTTGACTACGTTAAGAGAGATAAGTGACAGCTTGAAAATAAATCCAAGTAAAGTAAATCGAGTATTACATTTTTTAGAAAGTGAAAAGCAGATTGAAAAACGGTCTAGTAACAAAAAAACGCTTATTACCGTTGTTAACTGGGATAATTACCAGTTAAAAGAAAAACAATTTGAAAAAAAAGAAAAGCCAAAAGCATCAGAGAAAACGGCAAAGCACAGGCATGGAGAATATGGTCATGTTCTTCTGACGGTCAAGCAGTTTGACAAACTGGTATCTGATTACGGTGAATCAAAAACACAAGATGCAATAAAATTTCTTGATGAATATATTGAGATGAAAGGCTACAAGGCGAAAAACCACAATCTTGCAATGAGAAAATGGGTTTTTGATGCTGTTGAAAGAGATAAGAAAAAAAATGCAGGATATTCTTCGAGAGATTTCAACAAGCAAGAATTTCAGCTTGATTATTTACTTGGCAGCATCATGGAAGACGAGGAGAATGAGAATGACATTAAAGGAAACTAAAAAGATATTGGCAACTATTATGGTTGCGTATCCTAATTTTAAGCTAGTAAACGTGGATGCGACCGCAAATATTTGGTTTGATGCATTAAATGATTTTGATTATTCTTTTGTATCCATGGCATTGAAAAATTATATAAGGTCTGATGAATCTGGATTTGCTCCTAGTATCGGACAGCTTGTCAAACAAATAAAAATTATATCAGTTCCAGATCATCTTAATGAGATTTCAGCGTGGTCGTTTGTAAGTAACGCAATTAGAAATAGCGGATACAATTCTGTTTCGGAATTTGAAAAGTTGCCGGAATTGGTACAAATGGCTGTAGGTTCACCAGGGCAGTTAAGGCAATGGGCGTTGGATGAAAATTATAACGAACAGGTTGCGTCGTCAAACTTTATGCGTACATACAGAGCTGTTAAAGAGAGTTCGGTGAATAATTCAAAGTATTCCGACAATGTGAAGGCATTGATTGATAACGTGAACTATGGTTCAGATACAACGAAACTTATTCAGAAAAATAGAGAGCTGATTGACAAGAAGAAAACTTTGATTGAGGAAGGGCAACGCGAATCTGAGGAAATGTCAGAGAAAACTGCGAAGTTATTAGGAGAGTTGATGGATGATCTTAGAGAAAGTTAAAAAGCCGGGTAATATGAATGCATTTATATATTCTGGCAGTAAAAAGAAGAGAAAGAAAATAAAGAGAGGTAAATGATTATGAAAAAGGATGCATTATCTGTAGCAAAAGAGTTGGTTAAAATCTTGGAAAAACTGCATGAAAAGAATTTTGTTATGCTTGCAGATCTTAAACCAGGCGATAAATTTTCAACAGGAATTGGAAATTTTATTGTTCTGGAACAGAAAGAAGATTGTGCTGTAATTATCACTGAGAAATTGTATATGGAAGCCGAGATATTCGATGATAGTTGCAATGATTACAAGAAGTCATCATTAAGAGAAAAGTTCGATGGAGAAATTCTCGATGAGTTCATTGCTGAATTTGGAGAAGAAAACATTTGTGAAAACGAAGCTGGACTGGTAACAGTTGACGGACAGGAAGTTTTTGGAAAACTTTTGAATAAAGTAAGACCGCTGACATTTGATGAAGCACGCGAATATAATGATTTGTTGGTGAATGAAAAGTTGACGGATTGGTACTGGACATGTACGCCTTGGAGCACGAAAGAAAGAGTATATGGATGTACTGTTGCAGTTGTTTCCCCGCGTGGCAATTTCAGCAACTATAATTGCAGCTTCTATATCGGGGTGCGCCCGGTTTGTATCTTAAAATCTAATCTCTTTGTATCACGAGTAAAGGAGGATTAATTATGATGACGTTAACCGAATTTGGTAAAAAGCTTGAAAAATTAAATGAAGCATATGAACAGCTTAGAAAGAAATACCAGAAACCGGAAGTTGGAAACACAGTAGAAGTAGCCGGAATCAAATGGCTGGTACTGGATAAGTTGGAAAAAGGATATCTTGTGATTTCAGAAGATTTTTACGGAGAATATAAAGAATTTGATAATAGTAAAAATGACTGGAAAACCAGTAGCCTTAGAAATTACCTTAACACGAAACTTCGAAAGGAAATTGAAGAGGATGTTGGACAAGATGCACTTGTCAAGTTTGATCGCGATTTAACTTCAATGGATGGGCAGACGGAATACGGAATTTGCGAAGACTATGTTTCTATTATTACATTTGATGAATATAGAAAATACAGAAATTTACTTGCAAATACAGAAGAATACTGGTGGACGCTTACACCTGATAGTACGTCTTGTAACGATGATTCTCGGTGGTTGCAAGTTGTTTCCCCGCGTGGCTTTATCAACTTCTATATTTGCGTCTTCAATTTCGGGGTGCGCCCAGTTTGTATCTTTTCTTCTTCAATCTTTGAATCAGAACAGGAGTAGAAAATGTCAGATAGTGAATTAAGGGTAATCTTGAAAGCTAAAGAACTGGCTACTCATACATTGAGATTAACCAGCAATGCAAATAGATATCCTAAAAAATATAGATTTTCATTAGTGGATAAGATGCAGAATAAGTCAATGGAAATATATGAGATGCTGTTTGAAGCAAATAGAACGGATATCAGAGATTACAAAAGAGACAGACTGGAACTACAGACAAAAGCAATTACATATTGTGATGAATTACTGTTTTATATAGAAATGTCGCATGATTTAAATATTTTGAATGGGAAAAGCATGGAATATTGGTCAAAAATAGTATCTGATGTGAAACATATGGCGATTGCTTGGAGAACTAAAGACAGAAAAAGATAAATATGTTTTAGGTTTTCTTTTGTAAATTTGGTTGTTTCCCCGCGTGGCAATATCAACAACAATAATTGCAACAACAATAACGGGGTGCGCCCATTCTGTATTACAGGCGGTAAGAGTAGGCGTAAAGCCGAAATCAGAATAATAGATACAAAAAGAAAGAAGACCTTCCTCTCAGAGGTAAATATAAAGGAGTACAAATGGATAAGGATGTTGTCGCAGATTTTGACAATCTGTATAAGGCTTACCGAAAAGCAAAGTCTGGTAAGGGATTTAATACAAGCACTGCTAAGTTTTCAACAATGGCATTAGATGGAGTTTCTTTGATAAAAGAGCAGTTGGAAAATCAAAGTTATAAAGAAGACAATTTAAACAGGTTCAAAATATATGAGCCGAAAGAAAGAGTGATAGAATCGTGTTCTTTTAAAGATAAGGTTGTGCAGCATTGCTTCTGTGACAATATCTTGCATCCAAAATTAGATAATTTGTTTGTCAAGTATAATTCGGCCGGACAAATTGGAAAAGGAACGTTATTTGCAATAAATGGATTGAAGAATCACATGGAGGAATTTTATAAAATTCATGGCTGTGATGGTTGGGTATTGAAATGCGATATACGTCATTTCTTTTATGAAATAGATCACGAATTACTGAAAAATATTCTTGATTATTATTTTGATGAAGATTTTACGAAATGGCTTAACAGATGTTTTATTGATAATTCGGACAATCCGGGACTACCTCTTGGAAATCAAGTGGCACAGGTTTATGCATTGTTAATGCTTGATGGCATGGATCACATGATTACCGGGGAACTTGGTATTGATTTATACGGTCGGTATATGGATGATTTTTATTTAATCCATCATAACAAGGCGTATTTGAAGTTTTGCCTGGAACACATAAGAGAAATGATAAATACACTTGGATTGGAATTGAATGGTAAGACACAAATTGTTCCTATCCGTAAAGGAATTAGATTTCTTGGTTTCCATCATTATATAACCGATGACGGAAAGTATATTAGAAAGCTTACAGGAGAAAACAAAAGGAAAATCCGAAAGAAAATAAGAATATGGGTGAAATTAGTTAAGTCTGGAAGAATGCCCGAAAAGAAATTTTATGAGAAATATGGAGCATGGAAGAATCATGCATCACACGGAAATTGTATAAAACTGATACACGGCATGGATTTATATGTCGAAGAGCTGATGAAAGGAGAATGACGATGAGAGTAATTAGCCAAGATGGACGCTATGACATCCCTTATGGTCAAGCTATGTTATTGAGATACGGAAGCAGTATATACATTATGAGCCAGAACTTTTCTGGTGTCGAAAGAATTATAAGCGATCCAGTAATTGCGGAATATTCCACCGAAGAAAAAGCAATTAAGGCTATGGAGATGTGCAGAGAGAAGTATCTTTCGAGAATGGAGCTAGATGGTGGGCATGACGTTGTAAACGGTTGCTACGTGCAACCTAATTACTGGGTATTGCCTAAGGTATTCCAGTTTCCGGCAGATGAGGGTATAGAGGTATAAGGAGATTTGCTGAATGAAATTTATTGATTGGTTTGCCGGAATTGGTGGTTTTAGGCGAGGAATGGAGCTTGCTGGTCATGAATGTGTCGGTTTTTGCGAATTTGATAAATTTGCGACTGCGAGCTACATATCCATGCATCTGCTGACAAACGAACAGCGGAGAGCACTGCAAGAATTACCGCTGAAAAAGCGACAAAAGGAGATTTTAAAAGATGAATACAGAAACGGAGAATGGTACGCAAATGACGTTAGAAGAGTGTGTGCCGATGATATTCCGAAAGCAGACTGTTGGTGTTTCGGATTCCCATGCCAAGACATCTCAGTTGCAGGAAAACAACTTGGATTTCAAGGAAACCGTTCAAGCTTGTTTTTCAGAGTTATGTACCTTATCGGACAGCTCAAAGAAGAAGATAAACCCACTTACCTTTTCATTGAGAACGTTAAGAATTTGCTTAGTGTTAATGGAGGATGGGATTTCGCCAGATTGCTCATTGAAATGGAGCAGGGGGGGTATGATGCAGAATGGCAAGTGCTCAACTCTAAAGATTTCGGAGTGCCACAGAACAGAGAAAGGTGCTTCATTATCGGACATCTTAGAAGCAGAGGCCCAACAGAAATATTTCCTGTCGAAAGATCAAACAGAGAAGATAGTATTCAAATAATAGGTCACAGGGACGGTTACAGGAGAAATACACAAGTATTTTCACAGGAAGGAATCACAGAAGCATTAGACACAGCGGCCGGCGGAGGAAGAGGACATCACGTAGAGATACCGTGTTTTATAGATTTGAGCTATCAAAAATCAGAGTTAACTAATAAGGCAAGGTGCTTACAGGCAAGATACAACAAAGGAATCACAAATCATAAAGCGGAAGTAAGTGGAGTTGCAATTCCGGTTCTTACACATGATCGAGCGAAAAAGCGACAGAATGGGCGGAGGTTCAAATTAGACACAAGTTGCAATCAGGGGATATTCGTTCAAGCGTCGGAAGAATTGACCGTATATGCAGTCTGGTATGAAAAATATCAGTGTTACATAGCAATCAGAAAACTAACTCCGAAAGAATGCTTTAGACTGCAAGGATGGACAGATGATTATTTTGATAAAGCGCAGTTTGTGAACTCTGATAGTCAACTATACAAGCAGGCTGGCAATGGAGTTACTGTCAATGTGATAGAAGCGATTGCGGAAAAGATAAGAGAGGAGATCGGACAGGATGGATAGCGTATATGATGACTACTGCTATGAATGCGGAGCGTATGGTGACGATTACAGAGTAGACGAAAACGGAAACTTAGTTAGCAATTGTGCTGACTGCCCATTTAATGGGGATAGGAGCGAAGATGAAGTACTTTAACAACAAACAACAGGCGTATAAGCGGAACAAGGTATTAAACCGCCGTGATGCTGATAACCTTATAGTCGCATCTCATAAGCTGTTCATGATGATCGGATGTCTGGCACTGAATCAGGCGTTCGACTTCGGCGAAAAGCGTGTGGGGCGGTTTGTGGACAAGTTCCAGAGTATTTTGGACTCATACAACAGAGGATATATCAGTCTGGAAGATATTGAAACAATGCTGAAAGAAGACATAGGAATTGAGGTGAGTTGAATGAGACTAAATAACGGAATCTGTATTTCTTTTTTGCAAGATAGTGGTTGGCTACAGCGTCACGATAAAATACTTACAATGTGTGCGAAAGATACGGTTATCGATAAATTTGCAAGAAAAATCAAGAAAGAATTAGAAAATAATGCAATATACAACATGGATGCTATAAACACTATAGTTTGGCAATTGAAAGAAGAGATACTAAGTGGTGAGGAGTGTTTGACGAAAAATGTTGGTGAAATAGATGAAAAATAGAGAGAAATACGCAGAAGAGTTATTAAACGTAGCGTGCGCAGGAAAGAGAATTGCGATTGATAAACAGACAATGCAGATTAGAGGCTGCGAAGGGCTTTCGTGCGGGAATTGTCTGTTTAGTTGCGGCGATTGCGATACAAAACTAGCAGAATGGGCAGAATCCGAATACGTTGAACCAGCAAAGATATCGAAGAAAGACAGGGCGCTTCTGGATTGTCTTAAAGAAGAATATAAGTTCTTCGCAAGAGATAAAAATGGTATGTTGTTTGTATATGAAGCACAGCCAAGAAAATTGGAAAAGTATTGGTATTTGTCCAATTATGGTTGTCTAGGCTTGAATCGGTGTTTAAATGTTGATTTTCCAATGATTAAATGGGAAGATGATGAACCGTGGCTTATCGAGGACTTGAAGAAGTTGGAGGTTGTCGATGAATATTGATAAAACTATGGAAAGCCCCGACATTCAACCAGAGAAAATAAAAGTAAGCAGTATATATGTAATAGCTAGCGAGCATTGCAACAAGCCATATTACGAAATTCGATATAAGGAAGTCGGAAATGATTTTTATAACATCGGTTATAGTTCGTTTAACTTGGAACAGGTTCTTTATTGGAGACATCGTTGCTTTGAAGTGGTTCCGGCCGATGAATATGAACGAAGAGATGCTAAAGACACAAATGTCCTTGGCAAATGGATTCCGTGCAGTGAGAGATTACCGAAGGATGGTGAAAATGTATTATGTTACGTGACAAGTGCGATGAGAGTTGGCGATGATATTGTTACTGGATTACAGCATGATGGGTTATGGTTTATGCAGTCTGGCGTTGGAATGCAGAGCTTTGACAGAGCATGCACGGTGACAGCTTGGATGCCATTACCAGAGCCATACAGGGAGGTGAGGTAGATGGAAAAGAAAGAATATGAACAGATAGAAGAAACAGCAAATAGATTGCAGAAAATGGCAGATGAACGCCAGGCAAAAGCAATTAGAGATGCAAATCAGTATAGAGATGGTTACGTACAAGGTGTAGAAGATTTGCTGAAAAGCATAAGGAGAGGTGAATGGTGAACAGAATCAATAGAGCAATAACTATCCTGCTTGCAACCCTGGCATTAACCGGATGCGCTGAGAAGCAGGAGCAGGTAGAGCCGACACCGATTGTGGTGGAAAAGCCGGATATCACGCAGACGAAAGAGTTTAAGCAGGCTGTATCTGGCCGGGTAAATGAGATCTTTAGCGGCGAAGTCAGCCTGACAGTGTACCTGGACACGGCAGAGGATTTTAATTACATCGGAGAACTGGAGATCATCAATGATGGCTCCGACGGAACACGGCCGGTGATATTCATTCATGCGGATCACAGGACGGATGAAAGTGAGTGGTGGTAATGGACGGAAAATACGGAAGAACAAGAAAAGTAATGAAGATGGACGGTCAGAAACATTATAACGGGCTTGAAAAATTAAAGCCGGATTAGAAAGCAGTAATAAATTATAGAAGACCAGCATATCCTAATATAAGTGTTGTTGATTACGTTAAGAAATGTAAGTAGTGGAGGAATGGCTTATGAAGTTATCGAAACTGACTAAGCCAGAACTTGATTATTTTTTGAAAAATGCCAATTTTACAGAAGAAGAGGAAAAAGTTTTTATTCAATGCTCTAAAGGAAAATCAATACAGGAAATAGCATTTTCTATCGGTGTTTGTGACAGAACTATAAACCGAAGAATATCTGCTATTTACGCAAAAATAAAAAGATTGGAGGTATACGCTAATGGCAATTCTGACAATTGACGGAGAAGTAGTACAGGCAGAAGATGTGGAGCTAGATGAAGAAACGCTCCGTATGATTGCAGAAATACTTTCTCGGTCTGATTGACAAAAAACCGTATAAAAGATAGAATGTGTCATAATATAGGAAATATGGCACATTCTATTTAAAGGAGGAAATGATATATGGAATGTGTCGCATATTTGCGTGTTTCAACAGAAAAGCAGGCAGAAGAGGGCCATGGTCTTGAAAGTCAAAAGAGAGACATCGAGAACTATTGCCGAAAAAATGAATTGATTATAGTAGATTGGTATGTTGATGATGGATATACAGGATCTAATATGGATAGACCTGAGTTCCAAAGACTTATAAGCGATTGCTATGCGAAAAGAGTAAAATGTGTTGTAGCTTATAAGCTTGACAGAATATCCAGAACAATGTTGGATTCTATTTATGTAATTGAGCGTATATTTCAGCCAAATAATGTCCGGCTTGAGTGTGTCCATGACGCTGTTAATTACAATGATCCTATGCAACAAGCATATACTCAGATGATGGCAGTATTTGCGCAGCTAGATAAAAACACAATGATGCTTCGTATGCGTGGAGGTATACTTGAACGAGTTAAAAAAGGATACTGGCCTGGCGGTGGCATTAAGCCGTATTGCTACAGATATGACAAAGAGATCGGGATACTAATTCCAATACCAGAAAGAGCCGAAAGAGCAAGACAGGCACTAGATTTGTTTATTCAAGGATATTCCGATGAAAAAATAATGCGAATGCTTGGTTTCCGAACGGAAGGAGTAGTGCGAAACATACTTACCGGAGTAGTAAATATTGGAAAGATTAAATATAAAGGCAATGTTTATCAAGGCAGACACGAACCAATATTTGATGTGGAAAAGTTCAATCTTGGCTTGGAGATTCGGAAGACGCGAAGCAAAGCAAGAGCATATTGCCGGACAGAGCCAAATTTACTTACTGGACTGTGCTATTGCGGTGTATGCGGCTGTAAAATGAGGTACCAAAAATGGGGTTCAGACAGGAGAAAAATGTACTGCTGTTCGCGAAACCGATACTTGGATTACTTGCCAAACTATAATCATGATTGTGACAATTCAGTGGAATGGGCTGACAAAATTGAAGAACAGGTTGAAAGCGAGATTTTAAAAATATCCCTAAATCTTTCTAGCTATAAGCCTAAAGAGAAAGCTACGAAGCTTGAAATCATGCAATCACAATTGGATAAAAGCAAAACTAAATTAAGACGTCTTTACGAGCTGTATGCAGATGGAAACGACATGGTTCTTGATATGATTAGCAATCTTGAGAATGAGATTGAGATATCTAAGGAAAGAATCAAAGAAGAATCTAAAAATATCCAAAAAGAAAACAAAAAAGAATATGTTTATGAAAACATAAAAAATCTTGCCGACGTCTGGGACACGATCGACAAGACAAAGAAAAATACTATATTGAAGAGTATAATCTCTAAAGTAGTAGTTGTCAACGGAAACGTTGACATTCAATTAAAATCTTTTTAGCATAACCTTATTACCGTCCGATGGTTGGCGGATATGCTAAGTGCCATATTTCCTATATGTCCCAAATATTAATGTCATAAGTGTGTCGGAATTATGTCTTTTGAATGTCGCTATAAGCGACTTTTTTTGTGCGAAAATACAAAATAGATAGGAGGTACGACCTATGTTTTCGGATGATCTATTAACTATTATATTCTCAGATAGCAGACTTTGCAATATCCCTCTTGAATTTCAATCAACAATTGTTCATGTTGTGGAAGATGCGATACAAAAAAGATTCTATACAGACACAAAAGAATTATCGAAAGAACAAATACTGGATGACGTATGTGGCAGTTAGGAGGGCGAATTATGTACGAAAATCAATATTTTGGAAATCCATATTTTCAGTCTAATGCACAGAGGTTTCCGACAGGGCAATATCAAGCTCCGATGCAACAGCCAATCTATCAACCGCAGTTTCAACAAAATCAGCCAGCAAGCCAGATTGTCGGAAGAACAGTAGATAGTGTTGAGATGATACAGGCAAATGATGTGCCGATGAATGCACCGTATGCACTGTTTCCAAAATCAGATTTATCAGAAATATATCTGAAATCATGGAACCAGAATGGAACAATCCAGACGGTCGTATTTAAGCCAGAAATTCCAAAGGCTAACGATTCTATATCTAATAGTGAAGACGGATTAAAAAGTGGCAATTCGGAGCTTACAGAGCAGATTATGAGACGATTGGACAAATTATCGTCTCAAATTGAAGAAATAGGAAATTCCATTCCTAAAACAAGAACTTCAAAAGCAAAAAAGGATGGTGATTCTGAATGATTAACCCGATGCAGATGATTCTTAATCAAATGATGAACAGTCCGCAGATTAAGAGTAATCCGATGGCTCAGAATGCCATGAGAATGTATCAGAGCGGAGATACAAAAGGGCTTCAAGAAATGGCAGAAAACCTTTGTAGAGAAAACGGTACAAACCCAGAAGAAGTAAAAAACAGAATAATGAGCCAGTTTGGTTTTAAATAAATTGTACATTTTGGGTTGCGCGCATAATAACCGGATTCCCATTTGTAAATATTACAGATGGAGGTACAGAAAATGTTCAATGGTACAAATGGAGTAAGCCTTGCTGATATCGCTGCTGTAACCGGAAACGGAAGAAACAACGATGGCATGTGGGGCGGAGATGGCTGGTGGGCAATTATAATCTTTGCTATGATTTTTGGCTGGGGTGGCTTCGGCGGTAATGGCTGGGGTAACAACGGCGGTGGTGCATTGCAGGGATATGCTACACAGTCAGACTTGCAGAGAGGATTTGACACTCAGTCAATCATCGGAAAGCTTGACGGCATTACAAATGGACTGTGTGATGGATTCTATGCCGAAAATAACAGTATGCTCACTGGATTTAATGGCATTAACACAAACATCATGCAGACTGGATACGGAATCCAGCAGGCTATTAATGCTGACACAATCGCAAACATGCAGAACACCAATGCTTTACAGTCTCAGCTCGCAAATTGCTGTTGCGAAACAAGAGAAGCTATCCAGGGCGTAAACTACAATATGGCAACTAACACTTGCGCATTGCAGAATACAATGAATAGCAACACAAGAGACATTATTGATAGCCAGAACGCAGGCACTAGAGCCATCCTTGACTATCTCTGCAATGAAAAGATTTCTACCTTACAGGCAGAGAACAATGATCTCAGACGCGCTGCATCACAGGATCGCCAGAGCGCATTGCTTACAAATGCAATGTCTGCACAGACACAGCAGATTATCAATGCGGTCAATCCGGCACCTATTCCGGCATATCAGGTTCCTAATCCGAATGTTTATTACGGATGCAACACTGGTTGCGGATGCTAACCGAATGTAAAACCATACGGTTAAAAATGAATATTTTGTAACTTAATCAAGGTTTAATCAAGGTTTAGCCAAGATTTAAACAAGGTTATGTCTGCATAAGCAGTATTACGATATAAAGGGCAGATCATAACGGTCTGTCCTTTTTGAGGAAAGAGAGGTATTTATTATGGCTGAATATACTGGAATCGCATTACAGACAGTAGCACAGGGCGAAGATGTAGCGTTTACGGAAACGGCTTTTTCCGGCGGTAATTGCATCGTGCATAGACAGGGAGCAGGAATTGTAAAATTACGTGGATTAACAAGCCAGTGCAGAGCAAGATTCCTCGTTGATTTTTCTGGAAACATCCAGATACCTACAGGCGGTACGGTTGAAGCTATTTCACTTGCGCTTGCTGTTGATGGAGAGCCATTACAGGCAACTAAGATGATCGTTACTCCGGCAGCAGTTGAAAATTTCTTTAACGTGTCTACGCAGGCGTACATTGATGTTCCAAAAGGATGTTGCAGCACGGTAGCTGTTCAGAACACTTCTGGACAGGCTATTGAAGTTCAGAACAGTAACTTGACTGTAGTAAGAGTTGCGTAGGAGGTGGCAGTTATGGATGTTGAAAGAATGCATGATATGATCGAAAAACTGTCAGAAGTTGCGAAGTGTGAGATTGACAAAGGTATTGAAAACGTAGATACTTGCGAAATGGGACAAGTTGTCGATATGCTCAAAGACCTCAGTGAAGCAATGTACTACCGGAAACTCACACATGTTATGGAAGATTTTGGAGACGAAGAAAACATGGAGATGTTTGATCGTTATGGTGATGGTCGTAGATTCTACGATAATTACCGATACGCTAATGGTAGATTTGCTCCAAAAGGTCGCGGCTCACGAAGAGGTTATGAGGAACGTCCGTATTATCACATGACTCCGGAAATGTATCGTAACATGGATCCGGAGTATATGAGAGACATGGACTATGATATTGGACGGATGTATTTTTCTGACAAGCGAAATCCGGGTATGACCGGAGCGGAAATGTCTGGAAGCAAGCATTATTATGGTGGTGATGCTCAGAGAGACCACAAAGAGGGAAAAGCTGGAATGAGCCGAAAAACATATATGGAATCAAAAGATCTACATGATCTTGAAGCATATATGAAAGATACAGCAGAGGATTTGACAGAAGTGTACAACAGTGCAACAAATGAAGCTAAGACGATGCTGAAAGCGAAAATCCAGACACTTTTACAGAAGATGTAGTTTTATAGGGGGCGTAATGCTCCCTTTTGAGGTGATAGCATGAATTTTATTATCAACGGTGTACCGTGGGTGGTTTTGATTGACAATCCCAACAGTGATGCGCTTAGAAGAAGTGATGGTAGTCTGGCGGTAGGCGTTACCGATGCTGGAAATAACACGGTTACTTTGTCAAATCTGTTAAGCGGAGAATTTCTCCGAAAAGTGCTGATTCATGAGATATGCCATTGTGTCTGCTTCTCTTATGGAATACACATACCAATCAACCAAGAAGAGTTTTTGTGTGACTTTGTGGCAAGTCATGGTGACGAAGTGTTTGATATTGTTGCTATGCTGTCTAATGTGGTCAGAAAGGCGGTGTAATCGTGCTGGACGAACTATTGGAGTACATACAGAAAACTAACCCAGAAATGACCAGAAAAAAGCTTGTAGAGGAGCTTGGTCGAACTGATTCATCCACAAAGAGCATTATCCGTGAATTTATATTGATTTACAGAAAACCAGATTTTAAGTAGTCTGGTTTTCTTGTATACAGTGACAATATTTGAATTATGTGATATGATTAATAAAGAGTTTTTTAAAGGAGGAGATTACGATATGAAAACTTGGAAATTAGTATCTGGTATATTGTCTATTGTACTGTTTGCATTTGTGGCATTTCAATCATGCGCAGTTGGAATAGGAAACACAATGACTGACAACGGAGAAGTTGGTGGAAGTGCTGGAATCATTGTTGCTATTTTATTGCTTACGGGCGGTATTATTTCCATTGCTACAAAAAATTCTACTGGAAAAGGCGGAAATATTGCCTTGATAGTAATATTTGCTATAGGTGCCTTTCTTGGATTCGCATTGGCTGGTGGATATTCAGACCTTAAAATTTGGGCTGGATGGTGCTTGATCAACGTGATTATGGCTGTTTTGTCAATAGCCAAAAAACATAAAAATTAATATTTTAACTTCAATTATTCAAAGCAACTTGCAAGGAATATTTACAGGTTGCTTTTTCAGTTGCTAAAATTTTGTAGCACTCGGATTTGGAATAAGAGTGCTAAACCATGATACACACTTCAAACTATATAGATATAGAATAAACTCCCATTTTTCGAGTAGTTCTTTTTTAGGTGTGTTATAATATATTATAAAACCATAAAAAGTTGCTATCTAACTGTATTGCGAAGCAACTATTGTGGTAATATGTTGTATTTGTAACAGAAGTTGTTGAGGATTATGAGAGGTATAAGTTATGAAAATATGTCCAAGGTGTAACACGTTAAATGCTGATAATGCATGTTATTGTGAAAAGTGTGGGAATGATATAAAAGGCATTCCGTTGTATAACAATACAAAAGCGTCGAAGCGGTCTCCTAAGCGGCGTGTCATATTGCTTATTATTTCTTTTTGCTTAATTATTGGATTTTCTGTTTTCGTGGCAGAATCAGACAGAGACACAAAGCAAAACACAATTCGTTCAATGAATGCCGATAAAGAAAAACTAAAAGAAAAGAAAAACTATGAAAAAAAGAAAAATAATTCGTCTACAGAGGAAACAGCACCTGTTCAAAAAGAAGATGCTTTTTTAACAAATTTAAAAACAGTTCTTGACCCTACTGTATCTGAAACAGCGTATGATATTTTGAAAAATCAAATAGGGTTCTCGAAGCTTGAATATGTCTCTAAAATGGGCGAAACATCAAATTATGAGATAAAGTGTGATGGCATAGATATGGTTCTGACAGCTAGTGATAAAGTGTATCGTATCTTTATTCCAAGTAGTTCTTATGTGTTCTATGAGGATGACGCAGTAAAACTAACTGCAAAACAATATTCTGACAGAACTATTGATTATGATAAGCAGTCTAGGTATTATATAATAGCAACAGAGATAGTTAGCTCAGTATTAGCCGACCCAAGTTCAGCTGATTTTCCATCCGTTGTGACTAATGCCGGGGAAATTACAATGCAAAGGAATGGAAGTCTTGTGGCAATACAAAGCTATGTTGATTCAAATAATTATTATGGTCAAAAAGTTAGAAGCAATTTTACCGTTGAATTTGTTGTCACTGACATGGACAGCTTCGCTTATGAAGTAAAATATATCAATGTCGATGGTCAAACGAGTGGAGAGTTTATAGATATAGACAGCTGGTCTGAATAATATATTCTAAAGCAACTTACAAAAAGTAGGTTGCTTTTTATTTTCTCTTGACATTGAGCGCTCAATTTGGTAATATACAGTTGTAGCAAGAAAATAGCAATAAGAAAGGAGTGGTACAGTGTCTCCGAAGTTGGGACAGAAGCTTACTGATAATCCTAAAAACGTGCAACTTAATTTAAGGCTTACGAAACAAGAAGCAGAAGATATTCAGTATTGCGCCGATAAGCTTCACACGACAAGAGTTGATGTGGTAAATAGGGGAGTCAGGAAAGTAAAAGAAGAAATTGACAAAACAAAATAGAGATCCACCCACCGACCAAGGAAAAATGAATCTCTAAAAAGACTTCCACAGGAAGTACCCATGCGTTATTATAACACGGATGCTTTCTGTGGGCAAGGTAAAGTTAATCAATGTGGACAGGTAACTATTAATAATTATTATATGGCACGATTTCAGTAGCGAGTTTGACTGCACTGTTTGCATTGATTGACTTTTTGAATACAGGAGGTATTTTATGAATAATCAAAGATGTATAATGATTCCAGTTGCACAGTATAACCAGATGGTACAGTCTTATGATAAGGCTCTAGCAGAACTTGAAGAACTGCGTACAATGATTAAGAATATGACGAAAGGTGTGGCTGAGAATGAATAAATTTTTTGAATTATCATTTATAAATCACATTAGAAATAATGATGATTTATCCCTTGCATTTGATAAATGCTATGAGCCATTAGTAGAAAAGCTGAGAGAAATACTTAGTGATAGGAATTGCACTGAGTTGGAAGATATTCTTTCAGACTGTTCCTGTAATGCTCTGCACTTAGCTGGCGTAGTAGGAATGGAACTTGCTGTTGGAGTTATGAATGGCACTATTGAACAGACAATCGAATAGGGGGATAATTATTATGGAAGAGTTCGCAAAGATGATATACGAACAATGGTGTAAAGGAAACGAAGACCGGGATGTATATTTAAAAAAAGGAGAAGAACTGGTAGACGAGTTGCACGAAGTATTGTCACTTAAGTTGTCAGAAAAAATTTACGAGACATTTTGTGATAGTAGCCTTGAAATAGAGGAAAGATCATTTATTGCTGGGTTTAGTTACGCTTGCAAGTGTCTGTCAAACGGAAAAGTTGAGATTGGCGGTGGTTTGAATGAATAATGTCGTCACTGTAGAAAACACGGAAATGCAGATCAGAGAGTACAACGGTCAGCGAGTGGTTACTTTCAAGGATATTGATACTGTGCATCAAAACAAGGATGGAACAGCCAAGAGGAATTTTTCCAGAAACAAAAAATATCTTATTGACGGAGAGGATTATTATTTTGCAACAAGAGATTTTTCTAAAAGTCTCAATTTGTCCCCTTTGAATATTGATATTCCTACAAGGGGAATAACGTTGTTGACAGAAACCGGATATTTGATGTTAGTTAAATCATTCCGAGATGACCTTGCGTGGAAAGTACAGCGACAGCTTGTAAAGTCATACTTCCAGAAGCCATTGCTTAATCTGGCAGAGAAGTATAAACGACCAGTATCGAACTGTCCAGCACCACTTGCAACGGACTTTTACAACACGAATTGGGAGAAAATAAGCTGTTGCAAGAGAGCAAATTCACTTCCAGAGAGTGATATTTTGGATGTAGTCTTTGCTTATGTATCCAGGAAGTATGATTTTGATATAGCAGAGAGGATGTATGAGGATCAAGTTGGACACAAGCCGAAAAATAGGATGGACGTTCTGGACTTCTTCCCAGAAATGAAAGCACGAGCGCAATTAGCGATTGATGGATTGTACGGAAATGCATTGAAAATGGAAGAAGAAAAAAGCAAATAAAACAGAGGAGCCACTGCTTTGTGTAGTGGCTCTAGTTATAATATTAAGTATATAATGACCATTATATAAGGTGAATTATATAAGGTACATTATATAATGGGTAAAATGTGTAAAACAGTAAATACAAGGCTTTACGAGATGTTTATACTATAATGGTCATTATATAAGTGGTATTATATAATGGCACTTATATAGGAGGTATACGGTGATGAAGAAGACAGCGGATTATACAATGAATGCGATCAACAGATATAATGAGAAAAAGGATGTTGCAAAGGTGCTTTTCCCAAAAGGAACGAAAGACAGGATTAAGGCAGCAGGATATTCAATCAACGGATTTGTCAATGAAGCGGTTAAGCGTATGCTTGATGAACTGGAAGCAGTAGAAGAAAAACCAGTTGAGGTCAAGAAAACCGGACCGGTTAATCTTACAGAATTGCAGAAAGTGTTAGACCAGAAAATAGCAGCACGGAAAATTGGCGTTGTCGATATGGAAAAGGAAAAAGTTCGGAAAGTGTCAAAGATGGAAGCCGAAAAGTTGGATAGCGAAGAATAGGATTTAAAAAGGAACTTAAATTTCGATTTGAGATTTGAGTTCCTATTTTTGTTTCCGCTGAAGAAGTGAAATTTTTGTAAAAAATAAAAAACTTTTAATTTTTTTCTCAAAATTCTACCAAAAAATATTGCACAATTTTTTGATACCCCCCTAGGGTGTGAAAAATTATATATAAAAGTTGATTTAGCGACTATTTCAATATTCTGATCAAAAGTGGAAAATTTTTTCTTGAAGTTCGTGAAAATTAGTTGCACGGGTGCAGAAAATAGACTTGCCAGCCGGAAAAGCTACAAGATGCCCGGATATGGTCAAAATGTCACTTGTTTCCGTCCGCTGGTCTTCGTTCTGCTGACTGGAGACAGCCAGCCCCAGAACGGCACAAAGTGTGTACTACTTTAAAAATAGCATATAATCACATCGCGTGTCAATATATCCGTGCGAATTTGGACAATCTGTCACCGGATCAATTGCAAAAGTCTAAAAGCGGCACGAGAAAAAGCCGGATACAGTCCGGCTTATACGCACACAAAATCGCCTTGCATACCTGTATTGATTATATATTTACCGTCTTTTTTTCTGCGGTAAACAACACCGCACCCATCAAGAGTAGACCATACAAGCCAACCTGGCTGCGTTAACGCTTCTCCGGTTTTTGGATCCATCCAAGCAAAAGCTGGACGAATCCCGGCGCGCTCCTGTTCCTTTGCATTTTCTATTATTTCGAAAGCTGTGTATAGCTTGCTTCCGTTTCTTGTTTTTATGATATATGTTTTCATTTCTTTTCCTCACTTTCACAAAAACCCGGACGGAATAACCGCCCGGAAAGATTATATAATATTGCTTTGGTATGCTACCCAGAAGCAGAACGCCCCGACCAGATAGCAAGCGAACAACACGCACGCAAACGTCAGTAGCTCAACTGTTTTCCGTTTGATATATCGGGCAAGCATTCGCCGCCCATGTTTTTCTACAAGCTTTACCCACTCGTTATAGGTGTATACTGTTTCCACGGTTTCCACCTCCTAACATGTGATAGGGTAAACGGCGTTTCGTGCCTGTTCTACCATGTACCCCAATTCATAGAGTACATTTTTCACTTTATCAGTCTTTGTGTAAACTGGATAACCTGCGCGGAGGTCGTGCAGATCTCTTTTTAACTCTCTTTTTTCCATGCGTGAGAGCTTGTATATATAACCGTAATATGCTTTTTTCATGCTTTCCCTTTCTCGCCTGCCATCATCAGCGCAACGGGGCGAATCGTTACGGACTCCCAGGAATGGGAGTTTCGGCTTATTTTATCAATTTTTTGACTTCCTTTTGTTTCCGTTCGTTTTCTTTCTTGGTTATGCTGGAATCATCAAAAGCCACGATACAACCATCAGAAACGAGCGCAGCAGCCATTTTTATGGGGTCTATTTTTGGGAATCTGCATAAATACTCAATGACATTCATTCTTGTTTCGCCGTCCATTCCTAGCCTTTTTTTGTAATGCTCAAACATTCTATTTTCTTTTTCCTGTGCTGTTTCTTTTCTCATACAATTTTTACCTTCCTTTCATGTTTTGCCCTGTCTCATCGGTGCAGGTAGGGCGGTTCCTACAGACGCCCGGAGGCGTTTCGACTATGATATTCTCATAAAAATATCAATTGTAAGCTCTGCGGCGGCTCTTTTTCGGCCACTCCAGTAGCCGCGCCGCTTGTTTTTCAATGCCTTGGCTGCCGTCTGGAGGCTATTAACTCCAACGTTTGCGGCATCGTTTAATTTTCTCCATTCCTCCGGGGTAACTCTTATGGCTTTGAGTGTTGCTGGGTTGATTTCGTAATTATCTTTATCTCCCGGGTGTAGGTCTTCACATAACGGAATATAGTCATGTGTTCCCATATTTTCCCCGATATTCCAGATGAAGAAATTTACTGGGATTCTTTCTACGATCTCGTACACATCGGTTTTTCCGAAATATTCTGAATAAATTTTCCCGTTTTCGATTTTGATTTTTCTCATTTCTCTTTTCCCTTTCGCCCTGTTATAATTGGGCTACCTTTCTTTTTTTGATTGGTGCCGATTGGGTTTAGTTGTCAGCTGTGCCGATCGGCTTTTTGTTATCTCGTTTCTATGGCTATATATTACATGATATTAGGCACAAATACAATATGCAGAATATACAAATATTAAGCACAAATAAATATATGAAATTGTGCAATATTTATTAGGCACAAATTTTACTTGAAAATTAAGCACTAATATAATATAATGTAGAAAAAAGAACGGAGGATTTGAGAATGCCAGAATATACAGAAAAGCAGAAAGAACAGCGAAGAAAAGCAGTTGCAACATATATGAAAACGGTTGATCGTGTCAATTGCCAATTCCCATTGGGAACAAAAGACAGGATAAAAAAACTTACTGGAAAGAGCTGCAACGCATTTATAAAAGAAACGGTATTGAACGAGCTAAACAAGATAGAAAGAAAAAAAGCAAAACAAAATTAAGCACAAATAAATATTTAAAAACTATTGACATTAGGCACAAATAATCGTATAATAATACTTGTAAGGAAGATAACTTACAAGTTACCGAGGCAAGACGGAGAAAGGAGAAAACATGGAACGAATGGGAATGACAGATAAACAATTCAACGGGTTCATAAGATTTTTAATTGACGACCTGAAAGAAGCCAAGGAAGAAGAAGACGCAGAAAAGAAAAACGCAAGGATCCAGAAGATACTGGAAAACCTGCAAAGCACTTTGGAAGATTAAAAAAGAGCCGTATAACAACAGCTCAGACACACAAGAGAGGGCGGAGCTTGCCGCCGCTCTCAAGTAAATTAATTATAGCAGATTGGATAAAATGAATCAATTCCAAGAAAGGTGAATGAATATGAAAAGATATGAATTTGTAGGAACGAACGAGCTGACAGAAAAAGCGTTTGCTGTATATAGTGATAGCTCTTTTACATTCTGGAAAGACGGAGAAACATTTTTCTATAGCGATAATCCGAGAAGCGAAAAAGTAAAACTCGGAACGCTGGAGGATGTAAATGAATTTCTTGAATCGTTTGCAGAATAAAATTTAATATCAGTCATCAAAAGGCGATCTTTTTAGGTCGCTTTTTTATTTCTGTTTTATGCGGTTATGTAAAATAAACTGCTTTTTGAATGGTTGTGTTATGTATATCAATTCAAGAAACGGTAAAAAATTTGTTAAATTTGGTTAACTGATTTTACTAAAAAATTAAGTAAACCAATGCAACCGAATGTATCATGCGATAAATGGCTAGAATACAACGTTTGTAAAGGTTTTTGCAAGTGATTATTTTTGGGAAAACTAGAACGCAGTCTATTGACTCGAAAAACGAAAAACGAAATGAAAAACAAGACACACGCCACAAACCATTGTATTTACTGCGGTTAACGAGTTAACAGAGAGTTAACGAAAAACAAAGTGAAAACCTAATGAAAAACAAATGAAAAACCTACAATTATAAAAGAAATAAAAGAAAGGGAAGAATATTATATAGCTGTTTTTTGTGATTTTGAGAATTTCTGAAAATGATATTATTATGATACAGTCAAGGAAAACACCTTTGTTTTAAAAATCTATTGACAATATTGTTTATATGGTGTATCTTGTATACAAGAACTAAAGCTCAATAGCGGACTGGATAAATTAATATATATCTAGTCGATGCCCTGGCAGGATTGCCGAGGATGCCGGATAGGGTAGGCTATTGGGAGGAAGGGCAAGGACGGCAACGGGAAACCGTGAAGCATTCGCCAGCTTGTGGGATCAGATAATGGTCTTGCTTGCTGGCGTTTTTTATTTGGGGAAAACGGCAGGAGGTGAACAACATGGAGCGGATCAGCGAAGAACGGGAAGAAGGTATAGAAATCTATGACGATGATATAGACCTGTACTTGGAGCAATTCAGAGAGGAGCAGAACATAGACGACTATAGAGAGATCAGTCAAAATGTTTGGAATGCTGCGCTAATGTATGTTCAGAAACATGTGTTTCCTGATAGATCAATGCTAAAGAGTACTAAGCTGACACCAGATATTGCCTGTATACCTACTACCTTCGGAGCCTATGACTATGATAAGCTTAACTCTATATGTGACAGATATATATATTTATGTGGGCTATATGATAAATTAGTAATGCCTATGGGTTTTAGTTATTTAACAGGTGTAGGTGTAGATAATATATATAGCTGGGCTAATGGTGATAGTGGTAATCTAAGTAAGAGTAGCTCCGAGATTTTCAAAAAATTGAGAATGTCTAGAGAGGATTCAATAGCGTCACGGCTAGGCGGTGGCAAGCAGAACCCGGTCGGATTAATTGCAATGCTGAACCACTACGACAACTGGAATATGCCAGGCGTCACAAGAGAGCTAGTAGACAGGCGGGCATTGACAGCGGATCAGCTTCCGCAGCTTGGAGCAAAAGCACCGGATGAATTGCCAGAAAAGATTGATCTAAATTATCCAGTTTCAGAAGTTGTAGACGATGACGGATAAGAGAATAAATAATATCATTGACTTGGTGGTGAAATTAATCAAAAACGCAAAGCTCTATAAGTCAAATTCGTGTTTTACGTATAGATCTATAAATGATTCAATGAACCACGTGTTGTTAATATACACCCCGGTGGGGGTCTTATGAGAATTGAAAAAGCGCACTACTAAGTCCCAAAAATATTCTCAAAAACAAAAAGGACTATAGGGAGATAAACAATGTTACTTAAAATCACATTATCATTAATCGTTATAAGCATAGCTATGGTGATTGCTTGGAATGCATATTACAGAACCTTAAGTGATGTAAGAAAGCTTCTGATTTCATATGGCAAAAGTTACAAAAATGGTGAAGCAGCTTTTTTGTTTATTACGGGTATTTTTATTGGAATTTCGTTTGTTATGACGATTGTGACTGCTATCAGTTTTATTTTTAAATGCCTGTAAGAGAGAGGGAAACTACATGGAGAATACAGTACCAGTAATAAAAATACAAGCACAAAAGACAGTAAATGTACTCGGTACAAAATACACGATAGAGGTGCACAAACGTTCTGAGAATAAGCTCATGCAAGATATTAACTGCGATGGATATTGTCAGGCTGATAATCACAAGATTGTGGTCGCTGACATGACGGAAAAGAAATCATTTCCATATTTCGATGAATCGGAAGCACACGAGTATTTTAAGAAAACGCTTCGGCATGAAATCATCCATGCATTTCTGAACGAGTCCGGTTTACAGGAAAGCTCTAGCGGGCTAGAAGTTGCATGGGCGAAGAATGAGGAGATGGTTGACTGGATGGCGATTCAGATGCCAAAAATTTACAAAGCGTTTTGCGATGCTGATTCAGTGTAGGAGGTATGAATGTTTAAGAAAATCAAACGGTTGTTTTGCAAGCATAAGCACACTGCACATGACCATACGGACCTTGTGTTGCAGAGCGATGGAAGTTACAAGACAGAACATCACTGGAAATGCCGTGATTGCGGTAAAATAATTCGATGATAGGAGAGCAGAATGTTTTTTAGAAAATCCAAAAAGCGGAATTACAAGAAAGAGCTGAATGAAGCATTATCAAAACTGAGTGATGCACTCTGGGATAACATTATGATTCGTACAGATATCGAAGAACTGAAAGAAGAGAATGACAAACTGAAAGCAGAAAAGCTGTTTGGTAATTATCCGCCAACCGAGGATGATTTACCATTTGGTGCGCCGGATGAAGATGAAAAGCCAAAAGAGGATATCACATACTTGACTGATCGGATTGAGTACCTGGAAGAAGAGTTGGAAAAAGTTGGAGATGCTCACCAGTCAGATTTGATTACGATTAATCAGTTACAGGTTGCGCTTGATGTTATCTTGGACAAATACGAACGTATGAGAAAACAAAAGGGACTTGTGTAGCAATGCGATATTCCGGAAAAGAAATCTCTGACGAATGTACGAAATGCGGAAAAGTGCTTGAGTGTGATTTATTCAAGCAGGGACACGGAATCAGATGTGAAAGAGAAAACGTACCCCTGATGGTCAAGTGCCAGATGGAGCATAGAGAAAATCGTATTCATTTCGGTGATGCACCGAATTAGGATAAACAATATATCACAGGAGAACTCATATGGGAAAGAAGGAGAGACCACCGCCAAAGGTGGTACTTATCGCAGAAAATCACTTTAAAAATTACTGAAAATGTTTGTCGAAAGCAGGGCGGTATTGTTTCGCAGCTATACCGTCTTTTATGAAAAAATGAGAATAATTAATCAAAAACGAAATGTATCAATTGAATTAGAAAATTACGACTTGATGGTTGACGAAAATAATGTGGTTGCGTGGCCTGTTCATTATAGTGGCAGACGAAGAATCTTAGGAACATATGACTCGGAAGAAAGAGCCATGGAAGTCTTAAGCAAAATCCACGACGACTACAAATACTATAGATTCGATATTTACGAAATGCCGATTACTTAATTTTGTGGCATATATTAATTTCTCCTACCGTACTAGCTGATGCTGATTAAAGAGCCGTCAAAAGCTCGGTACGGTCTCCATGGAAGATTACGCATCTACCATGGAAAAGGTTGTGTTTGAGTGCATATTCGAATCGGCATAAGAAATGCAACGATAAAACGACCTTGTGGTGTGCTTGACGCTATCATAGCTTACAAATGGCTATCTCACGGAATAAATAGCTTAGAAACAAATGATAGAGGGATCGTGACCTTCCACCACATTTCTGAGTTTTGCGGTTCTCAGAAATAACCTTTTTCTGTTATTTTTTGAAACTTCCTTTCAATATTTAATGATTTGACGCGATAAAAACCGCAACATGGGCGTATAGTTCAGTGGTAGAACATAAGAGTTTAGGAGATCTGGCTGTGTATACCAATGCTAGCAAAGGTAAACAGAAACTGACTGATTCGCTCTGCATGTCATGGGTTCGATTCCCATTGCGCCATTGGAGGTATAGATTATGGGTAAAAATCACGTATTATCCAAACATGGATACGGCGGAGAATTAAAAGGCGCCGTGAAAAAAATTGATAAGGATAAATTCATAGAAGCATGTAATGCGTGGATGGTAGATAAGCAGTCTATCAATAAAGCTAGAAAAATTGTAGGGCTTAGCGCTCCAACATTTACCAAATATTTACGAATGGTTTTGATGCATGAACCATTGCCGGAGGGATTGTTTTTTGACGATGACGAAGAATCAGAATGAAATTAAGAAAGAAATCAATGATATGTCTGACAGAATATCTAATTGTGTGGCAAATGGCTTTACGGTTACTATCCGGCCAGCGAAAGACGGAGTGAAGATAACCAGCCACAAGGAAAAGGTAGTTAAAATCAAATATTAATAGCTCATGACCGGATGCGGACAGAGAACAGGGGGACGCCTCTTGACTTTTTTATTTAAAGAGTTAGGAGGCGTTTTTTATTTGGCAAGCGATTATCTGATGAATACGGTCAATGGATATGAAGATTATGTACGTAGACAAGGAATCGACGAACAATTACTAGAAGCATATAAGCAAGCTATATATTTTTCAATGTACAAAGATAGAGATAACGACTACGGAGTAAAAATTGCTGGAAGAGTAAAAAACTTGTACGAAAAATTTATTTTCGATACAACTGGAGGCACATCTTGGGATTTGGAAAAATATGCATTTAAAAATAAAGCAAAATATCAGATTCTTGATGATTTGTATGAAGTGATTTTGGTAGAAGCTCAAAACAAGAATGTTGACAGCTATTTACGGTACATTGAGAAAAAAAGAGAACCAAAAGAGCGATTCTACATGCCTAGAAGAAAACAATTCTTGAAAATCGGTCTTGTAGATGGCTTACAAGGGATGATTGATGATAAGTATGATATGATACTTATTTCCCTAATTCCCGGATCAGGAAAAACGAGTTTGGAAAAATTTTTCCTCAGTGGAGTCATAGGTTGGTTTCCAAAAGACTTCAATCTGTTCTATTCGCATAGTAGCGACATTACAAGAATGTTCTATGATGGCGAATACGACATTGTTACAAATGCAGAAGAGTACACATGGCATGAAATATTTCCAAAACTGAAAGTAAGCGGACAAAATGCAAAAATGGAACAGTTTAACGTAGGAAAATACAAGCCGTTTCCATCTGTACAGTGTACTTCTGTCGGAAGTAAAAATGCCGGAAAAGTACGTGCGTCTAAGTTTTTGCTAGTTGATGATATGATCGGTGGAATTGAGGAAGCGTTAAACAAAAATACTCTTGATAAATTGTGGGATAAATATGCTGTAGATGCCAGACAGAGAAAAATACAGGATACAGATGGTAATAACTGCAAGGAAATACACATTGCTACAAGATGGAGTGTATACGACGTGATAGGACGCATACAGAAAATGTATGAAGGGAATGATCGTGTCAAGACAATTGCGGTACCTGACGTGGATCCAGTGACAGGAGAAAGCAATTTTGATTATGAGTATAGCGGATTTACGGTTGATTTTTTTGCAGACCAACAATTGCTTATGGATGACGTTTCTTATCGATGCCTGTACAAGCAGGAACCAATAGAACGAGAGGGATTATTGTTTCCGGAAGATAAAATTCGTAGGTATCTCAATCTACCGCATGGTGAACCGGAAATTATCACTGGCCAGTGCGATACCAAGGGAAAAGGTACAGACTTTTTTGTGCTTCCTGTATTGCAGAAATACGGAGAAGATTATTATTGTGTGGATTGCGTGTGTGATAATACGGCAGATTATGAGATGCAGTATGAAAATGCAGCAAATATTCTTGTAAATAATATGGTTCAAGAGTGCGAATTTGAGAGAAATGCTGGCGGAGACCGAGTGGCAATGGAAGTAAATAAGCGTGTTGAGCAAAAAGGCTGGATTTGCAATATTACAGATACGCCAACAGAAACCAACAAAGAAGCGAGGATTTATCAATGCTCTGCATGGATATTACAACATGTGATTTTTAAAGATAAGTCAATGTATTCACCTAAAGAACCGTATGGAATCATGATGCAATTACTTTCTGGATATTCTGTTTCAGATAAAAAACAACTTGATGATGTGCCGGACGTATTTTCTAACTTTGCAATAAGGGTAACATCTGGAAGCAGAGTTGCTACAGTAGAAGCAATTCAAAATCCGTTTTGGGGAGGGTATAGATAATGTTTTAATAATTCAAAATAATGTTTCACACAATTAATTTTATGATTTTGAAAAATATTTGAGGAGAAAATAAAAAAATGAAAACGCAGGACTACTTAAAACAAATTGAAAGATTAGATAGAATGATACAGAACAAGCTTTCTGAAATTTGTCAGCTAAGGCATATGGCAACATCTATTACAATCCCACCGAAAGAAGTAAATGTTCAAACATCTTCGGACAAGGATAGAGTTGGAACTGCGGTTGCAAAAATAGTTGATATGGAAAACGAAACAAATAAACTCGTTGACGAATATATTGATAAGAGAAAAGCAATAATCAATCAAATTGATTACATTGAAGACGCTAATATGTATCATGTTTTGCATGAGAAATATGTAATGCGAAAAGATTTAAGCACAATTGCTGTAGAAATGGGATATTCTTTTAAACAGGTTTGCAGGATTCATGGAAATGCCTTAAATGAATTTGAGAAACTTTATGGAAATGAATATTTAAACATTGAACAAAAGTGTCCAAAAATGTCCTGTAATGTCTTATGATGTACACTAGAAGTTTAAAAAATGATAATATATAATATAATTGTGAGGAAAGAATAAAGTCCTTTTCATATCTCATATCCTTTTTTAAAAAGCTCAATCGTGGAGATACGCCTTGCTTATGCATGGCGTATTTTTTGTGGAGAAAATTATGGAAAATAAGACAATATACTGTCCAAAGTGCCATAGAAAAGCAGGCACTTATGATGGAAAATCAAAAATGAATAAAATATGTCGATGCAAAAATTGTAATAAACGTGTTATTTATCATTGGCTTGATGGAAAAACGGAAATTAAGCCTCTGAGAAAGAGAAATTGTAGTAGCGGAATGACTTTTGGCATGTAGGGTGATCTAATGGCAAACAAAATGTTTTTCAATGACCTTGTAAAAGGTAATTATGGAAGAAAAATTGCATATGCGGACGTAGAAGAGGTCACTGAGAACAATATTGTTAGTGTTGTTGGAAAAACGCTTGGAATCTTCAATTACAACAGAAGGATTGTTGAATATTTGTGGAATTACTACAAGGGCGATCAGCCTGTGTTGTACAGAACAAAAAGAATGCGCAATGATATAAACAATAAAATTTGTGAAAATCACGCATATGAAATCGTACAATTTAAAGTCGGACAAACATATGGCGAACCATTACAGTGTGTTGGAGTTGTAAAAGATGAAATTAACGAATATATTGACAGATTCAACACATTTCTTCGCCAATCGCATAAACATGCGAGAAATATAAAATGCGGAGAATGGCAGTCGGCTGTAGGTACAGGGTTTATGGCAGTTTCTTTTGTACATGACAAAAAAGCACCTATTCCATTTAGAATAACAGTCCCTACTCCGCTGAATACATATATCATTTATTCTTCGATAACGGAAGAACCGCTTGTTTCGGTTCAAGAGTTAAAAGATGAAAACGGCGAATATTATAAGTCGTGCCACACAAAAACGCATCAATGCATCATAAAAAACAGCAAAGTAGATGGATGGAAATTGCACGCATTTGGGGATGTCCCTATTGTTGAATATCCAAATAACTTTGAAAGAATATCAGACATTGAATTAGTTATGAGTATGCTTGATGCACTTAATGAAGTTCAGTCAAACCGAACGGATGGTATTTCTCAATTTATTCAGTCATTTGTCAAATTCGTTAATTGCACAATTGATGAAGAAACGTTTGAGAAAATGAAAATGAACGGTGCTTTTGTCGTGAAATCAAATAATGCTGATAATAAATCAGATGTTGAAATCATGAGCCAAGAATTAAACCAGACAGAGACGCAAGTGGCTAAGCAAGATTTGATGGACAATATTTTGCAGATACTTGCAATTCCTAAATTGGAAGGAAACACTGGTGGCGATACACAAGGTGCTGTACAGTTGCGCAACGGCTGGGATATGGCTAAGACGCGAGGAAAGCTGAAAGACCCGATTGTACAGGAGTCGGAACAACGACTTAATAATGTGATTTTAAATGTGATAAGGGTTCAGTCGAACGGTGAAAATCCATGTCCGATTGACACGAGCCAGTTTGAAGTAGTTATTAATCACAGCCCGATGGATAATATGCTGGTCAAGGCACAGTTTTTAGATTATTTGCTTAAAGACGGTGTTCATCCAAAACTTGCGTTTGAGAGAAGTACATTGTTTTCTGATAGCGAGAAAGCATATAATCTTTCGAAACCTTATCTGGATGTTTTGTATCAGACTATTGATGAAACAAATAGGAAAAACGCTCAAAACAAAAATGAAATAATTGATAATCAGACAGAATAGGTCGGACATTGTGAAAACGGTGTCTGGCTTTTTCTATATAATTTCGCAAAGCTGTGAGCGTAAAAAACAGCAAGTCGTTCGGTGTCGTTGCACCGTAAAAAAATCGTATGACTAATCGGAGGTAAAACCATGAAACGTGAAGAACTTATCACTATGGGAATTAGTGAAGAAAATGTAGAAAAAATTATGGCAGATCATGCGAAGGTGGTTCAGTCTGCAACAGAAAAAGCTAACCAGTATAAAGTAAAAGCTGATAAAGCCGATGAATTGCAGAATAAACTTGATGAAATCGAGAAAGGAAATCTTACTGAGGTTGAACAGGCTAATAAGAACCTAGAAAAAGCAAATGCCAGAATTGCAGAGCTTGAAAAAGCGCAGGCTATTGCCGTTCAGAAAAAGACTGTAATCGAAAAATTTAAGGTTACCAGCGAACAGGCGGACAAGATCGTTAAGGAAGATGGAACTTTTGATTATGACGTTTTAGGGAAAATTATTTCCGATAAAGAAACTGCTGCTGCACAGGCAAAGGAACAGGAAATTGCCAGAGGTACGAATAATCCTGGAGGAGGAACTGGCGGCGGTAATAAACAAAAAACAGATGCAGAGAAAACGGCAGAAGCAATCGGCAAAGAGCTTTCTGGTGCTAACAAGTCAGCTGAGTCGATTGTTGAAAGTTATTTGTAGGAGGTTGGTTTAATGAAATTTAAAAAGTCTAGTGTGATTTCGCAGAAAGAGATTTTGAAAAGAAAGCTTGGCGGCGAGCTATTTGAAGAAATTAAGCTTGATGATTCCGCTTTTACAAACGGAGTTTGTAAGGCTGGAAATCCAATTTCAGCGGAAGGAAAGAAAGTAAATGCGGGAACTTCTGATGGTGCTGCTGTTGGTGTTCTTTTGAATGATGTGTATGACGAAAACCCAAATGGAACTATTTTGAAAGCATTTGGTGTCGTAAATGAAGCAAATGCAAATGCAAATGCATCAATTACGATTGCGGCAGGAGTTAAAACTGCGTTGTCTAACATCGTTTTTGAGTAATTGATTACCGGCAAATACTTAAGAATTTGTCGCTGACCGAAAAAAGTTATCGGTAGAATTGATTACCGGCAAATACTTAAGAATTTGTCGCTGACCGAAAAAAGTTATCGGTAGAAAGGTAGGAAATAATGAATATTAGAGATGTATATAGCGCAAGTGCAATTGCGCTCGTTCAGAATGAAGTTGCAAGTAATAAAATTGCATATCTTGGTGCTGGACTGTTCCCTGCTAGAAAGAAAATGGGACTTGATTTGAAGTGGATTAAGACATCAAAAGGTCTTCCAGTTTCCCTGGCTCCGTCTAATTTTGATGCGGTTTCTACGCTTAGAAGTCGTGAAGGATTTTCAATGGACGAGACGGAAATGGCATTTTTCCGTGAATCTATGCTCGTAAAAGAGAAAGACGAACAGGAAATTATGCGTGTACAGGAAAGTGCAGATCCATATGCAGCAGATGTTTTAAAAAGAATCTTTGATGATGCAAATACACTGATTGACGGAGCAAACGTTGTTCCTGAGAGGATGATTATGCAGCTTTTGGCACCATCTGACGGATCGCCAAAAATTTCTATTGTTGCAAATGGTGTGACATACGCTTATAACTACGATCCAAATGGTACTTATAAGGCAAACAACTTTGCTGATTGCACACAGACAGATACGGATAAATGGTCTGATACCACTAATTCAGACCCGATGGACGATGTTTCTACTGCTTTGGATGCCGTAGAAGCTGCGACTGGAGATAGACCTGCTATCATGATTATTTCCAGAAAGACGATGGATTATCTGAAAAAGAACGCTAAAATCAAGTCTGCAATTCTTGCACAGAATACATCGGCTACGGTATTTATGAATGACAACAGGGTAAAAGAAGTATTTTCGTCAGAGCTTGGAATTAGCATTATTGTTTACTCAAAACAGTACAAAAAAGAAGATGGAACCACAGCCAAGTTCTATCCAGATGGATACGCTACGCTGATTCCGAATGGACAGCTTGGAAATACTTGGTACGGAACTACACCGGAAGAGAGAACACTTATGGGTAGTGGCGAAGCAGATGTTTCTATTGTAAATACTGGTGTTGCTGTTGCGGTATCTACAACAAATGACCCAGTACATACAAAAACTACTGTTTCAGAGATTGTTCTTCCGTCTTACGAAAGAATGGACAGCACCTATGTAATCAAATGTTATTAGGAGGTGCGGTATGGTTTTTGACCATAAAGTTAAATATAACGGAGTCTGGTATATGCCGGGAGAAGAGATTAAAAACGAGGTAGGCGAGAAGAAGCCGTCTACCTTTTCTGATATTCCAAAATATACTAAAACAGACATTAACAGAATGAATGTTGAGTCATTGAGACAGCTTGCAAAAGAAAATAATGTTCCGAATGCAGAAAACATGACTGGACAGGATTTGAAAACGTATTTAATTACGCTGTTTGAGTTGTAGTAAGGAGATTGAACATGGGAGTGGCAGAAAAGGTTAAGGCTAAAGCAACTGCATATTTTGGAGAACAACCAGATCTTGCGGAAGAGGCACCGTCTACTCTTTTGGTTGATTTTGTCATTGAAAAATATAAGGATTTGCGTAATTATCCATCGTCTTTTTCTGATGAAAAAATAGAGAAAGATATAGAGAAGCACATTTCTACAATTGCAATGGCTGTAGTCGACTTGAAAATGAAAGAAGGAGCTGAAGGAGAAACTTCGCATTCTGAAAATTCAACAAGCCGAACCTATGAAAATGCTTATATTTCCAGCTCAATTTTTAAAGATGTATTACCTTATGTAGATACTTTTTAAAGACGATTGTGCGTGGCTACGGCCGCAGGGTGCTTGTATTAATTGGTGGTGGGCGTGCAAGCAATTGTTAATTAAAAGAGCGGGGTGCTTAAATGACAGAATGGAGTGTAGTTGGCGTCATTGTGGTTCTTGTTGGTCTATTTTTTGCGATATATACGCCAATATCGAAAAATACTAAAGAGAACACGAAAGCAATGACAGAGCTTACAGTTACAATGCGAATTATCGGAGACCAATTATCAAAGTTTGATGAAGATAATTCGAAATCGCACAAAAGAATCTGGGAACACAACGATCATCAGGATCATATACTGAATGACCATGAAACCAGATTGCAGATTATTGAAAAAGACAGTGAAAGAGGTGAGACGTAATGGATATTTCACAGGTTGGAACAGTACTTGCCATTGTGGTAATTACTTATTTAATTGGACTTGGAGCAAAGCTTGTTCCGGGAATCAAGGATAATTTTATTCCGGTTATTGTCGGAGTTGCTGGCGGAGCACTTGGAATTGTTGGAATGTATGTAATCGCAGATTTTCCGGCAACAGATGTTCTGAATGCTATTGCAGTAGGAATTGTTTCTGGTCTGGCATCTACAGGAGTGCATCAGGCATATAAGCAGACAAGGAAGGTGGCTTCTAATGAGGATGCTAAACAGAAATAAGCAGAGAATGAAATACTATGTCAATGGTAAGAAAGTACCGATATACGATACGGACGATGATGGAAATATCAAGTACATTATAGTTGACGGAGAGAGAGTCCCTGTCGAAACAGGGGAATATCAGATTGTCGATGAAAAGCTGGTTGATTTTAAAGCTAACATAAATTCAACGCTTACAGAAGCCTTTATTAAGGCGTTTGGCGTTGATGATTCCTCAGACAAGGCAACTATCGTATGCGCAAAGAATAAGCTCCCATTAAAGGTAGGGATGCGTATATGGCGCAATTCAGAAGTTGGGTATAACGAGGACGGAAGCATTGACATTGATTCTGCGGATTATGTGGTAGTAGCCGCTAATGATGAAGCACTGAATGAGGATTCATTCTTGTTGAAAAAGGTGGCGAAATAATGGGAAAGACTAAGATTAGAATGGATTTGTCTGTAGAAAGCATACAAAGTGCAATTAATCAGTTAGAACAATATAAAATAACTTTTATGCGAAAAGTTGAAGTTTTTACAGAAAGACTTGCTGAGTATGGAAATTCTATTGCACTAGAAAAAATTGCAGAGTCACCAATCGGAAAAACAGTAGTTTTGAGAAGCGAAAAAACTGTGATGGATGCTGGGTGTAAAATGGCACTTATTGCTGTTGGGCAGACGCACGAAACAGAAGGATATGCGCCATTTAATACATTGCTTGCTATAGAGTTCGGAGCTGGTATTTATTATAATCCGATTCCTAATCCGAAAGCTAATGACCTTGGATATGGCGTTGGTACATTCCCTGGCCAGATTCATGCGTTTGAAGATGGTTGGTATTATCTCGGATTAGATGACAAATGGCATTATACGCATGGCGTAAAAGCTACTATGCCTATGTATAGTGCAACCGTGGCGATCATTCAAGATGTTAAAAAAATAGCAAAAGAGGTGTTCGGGTAATGGACAATTCATGGGCGTTTGATCTTGAAACAAAATTGTTTTCGGTTATTAAGCGAAAGACAGAAAATAAATTAAAAGTTTTATATCCCCAAATTTTTTATACTACGACAGACAATCCAAAAGACGGAGATGTTCATTATCCTACGGTGTATATGCATGAATTGTCAGGCGCAGAGTCTGCAAGAAATACTGAGGGAAATGAAATAAATGGAATATTATATTCCATGCAAATCGAAGTAACAACAAACAAATCACAGAAAGTAGCGAAATCAGTTTTGCAAGAAATTGCATTTGCGTTTAAAAGTATGGGATTTGAAATACAAACTTTTCCAGAATCATCTAATGGAGACAACTATTACAGAAGTGTAATGCGTGTCAGAAAAATGATAGGAAGAAGCGATACTTTGTAACAGAGCCAAAAGGCTCTTTTTTTATTACAGAAAGGCGGGAAGCAAATGGCTTCAACAGGTTTTAGGGCAAGAGTTATTTTTTCTGAATTTGTAGGAAATGTAACTGATGAGATTGATTTTACCGGTTCATACAAGTTGCTTGTAAAAGCGAAAAGTATTCCTGCACCAGTTGGCGCACCGAATACTGTAGAGTCTACAACTCTTGAAGACGATGCTCAAACATTTGAAATGGGTATTAAAACATCGGATTCAAAGGAAGTAACTGGAAACCTTGAAAAAGAATATTTACAGGCTATCAATAAGCTTGCTGGTAAAAAGGTTAAAATCATACAGCTGTATGGAACTGACGGCATTGGTGGCGTTGCAAAATATGCATATATTGGACAGGTTATTGCCACTCCATCTGATGTTGGTGGTACTGATGAAATTCTTGAAATGTCAGCAACCATTATTCCAAATAGTGTAGCAACGGATGTTACAGACAAATTGACTGTAGCTGATGATGGAAGTGGAACGTTTACAGTGACAAAGGTGGGGTAGTAAGTTCTGCTTCTAAGTCAGCGGGAACGCAGAACTTAACAATCGATGCTGACGATTTGATCTAGCTAATACGGGAGGGGCGGTCTACGGACTGCCCCCTTCCTAATTTTTAGAGGAAGGGAAAATTATAATGAAGAAAATTAAAATTGGTAACAAAGAATATACAATGGAATTTACTTTCGCGGCTGCTGAATGTAGGGAATGTGTTCAGAAAATGTTTTGGCTAATCTCTGGTGCATATATGTACAAGAGATTAGACGAATCTGACGATGACAAGAAACGCGCAGAAAAATATGCAATGCTTGACGGAAGCGCGGATATGATGGCTGAGATTCCTCATGTATGTAAGTCTGCTTTTTATGCAGGTCTTATGGAAAATCATGAGGATATTACAGAAGAAGAATCTAAAAGCCTTATGAAGCAGTATATGAAAGAAAAGAAAATTTCATTTTTTAAATTATACGAAGAACTTAAGAAAGTAATGGAAGAAGATGGTTTTTTCGACCTGTCCGGTCTAACGGAAATGCTCAATACAATGGGGCAGGGAGTACAGGAGAATGCGGAAGAGAAGATCAAAAAGATTCCGCAGGATCACAAGAAGAAGTCGACTTCCACGAACTAATATGGAAAGAATACTTGGTAGGAGCGTTGACGATAGGCGTTGATTACGATACGTTTTGGCATCTGACACCGGCTAAGTTAGATATATTTGTTTCTGCACATAACAACAAAAAGAGACAAAAAGACTGGGAATCATGGATTAACGGTCAATATACTCTTCGCGCGGTAAGTGTTGCAATTGACCAAGCTATGAATGGCAAGAAGTCAAAATTAGAATATTTTGGCGAACCTGTTTTATGGAAATTTATGGATGAATCAGAATTAACCGAAGAAGAGCGAGAAAAACGCGAAATGGATGCTGAGATAGCAAAAATGAAACAATGGATTGCTAACGATCAAGCAAGGGGATTGCCAGAAACAAAAGTAATTTAAAAGAGGGTAATACCCTCTTTTTTTTATGGGGGTTAAGGAATGGCAGGAACACCAATAGATAGTCTTGAACTTCAAATCCAATCAAATGCAAAAGGTGCTGCGGCCGGGTTGGATAATATGGTTTCAAAATTGCAGAATCTTGCCAGTGCAGTAGCTTCTGTTGATACTCACAGAATGTCAGGGATTGCAACTGCTGAACGAAATATTGCTGATGCTTCTGTGGGATTCAAAGGTGGACGATCAAATGAAATTCGTTCGTTAGCAAGTGCACTTAATAGCTTTGATAAAGTGAATACTGGTGCTGTTTATTCATCTGCAAATGCAATAGAAAAACTTGCTGGAAGTATGGCGCAGATTTCATCAGTTAATTTTAATGCGCAGGGAATTATTAATGCTGCAATGGCTCTTAATAAGCTTGGCGGTGTAAAAGCTATTTCCGGAACATCAAATTTACAGTCTGTAAAAAATGATTTGATTTCGTTTGCACAAGGCCTTAATTCTGTAGGTACTGTAAATTTTGATGTTACAAATTTAGTATCTGTTATAAGTAGTGTTTCGAAGCTAGGTGGTAAAAGCGCAATAAGTGCTACAGAAAATTTGCCAAAAATAAGCAAAAATCTGTTGACATTTATTGTCAGTTTAAATCAATTGCAGTCTTTGAAGTTTGACACAACTGGAATGACAAGCCTTGTTGCTTCAATTAGTAAGCTTGGTGGAAAGTCATCAACAACAGCAATTACTACAATTCCGTTGCTAACAAAATCGCTGATGACAATGATGAATACGTTATCAAAAGCACCGACGGTTAGCAATAATCTTATTCAGATGACAAATGCGCTCGCTAATTTGGCTTCTCAGGGGAATAAGGTAGGAATCGCATCCAATAAAATATCTAGCGGATTCAATTTGATGAATAGAAGCGTAAAGTCATCTACAGGGCATTGGCGAGGGCTTGCTTCGGCTATCGGGAAATTCTATGCTACTTATTTCCTTGTAATCAGAGCAATAAGGATTCTCGGAAAAGCGGTTAATTACTCTTCGGAATTGACAGAAGTACAAAACGTAGTAGATGTAACTTTTGGCAAAATGTCTGGAAAAGTCGAAGAGTTCTCAAAAAACTCCATAAAGCAATTGGGAATGTCTGAATTGTCTGTGAAACAATATGCAAGCCGCTTCCAAGCAATGGGTTCGGCAATGGGTATTGGCAGCAATCAGGTAGGGAATGCAAACGCCTTTTTGAACAATAAGACAAATGGATATGTTGGATTATCTGATTCAATGGCAGATGTATCTCTTAACCTTACAAAGCTTACTGCTGATATGGCTTCGTTCTATGATGTAAGCCAGAAAGATGTTGCAGAAGATTTGCAAGCTATATTTACTGGCCAGACAAGACCGCTGAGAGAGTATGGTATTGATTTAACTCAAGCAACATTAAAAGAGTGGGCATTAAAAAATGGTCTTGATGCGGATATATCTTCAATGTCTCAGGCAGAAAAGACCATGCTTCGTTATCAGTATGTATTAGCAAATACAACTGCCGCACAAGGAGATTTTGCAAGGACAAGTGATACATGGGCAAACCAGATAAGGATTTTAAAACAACAATTCCAGCAATTAGGCCTTGTGATTGGAAAAGGAGTTATTGCAGCATTCAAACCGTTTATCAGAGGTCTAAATAGCGTACTTGGGAAAGTTATTAGCTTTTCAGAAACTGTGCTAAATGCACTTGGACAGATTTTTGGATGGAAATTTGAAATTTCTGCTGGTGGAATTACAGATGATATTGATGACGTTTCGTCTGGAATGGATGATTTATCAGATGGTGCTGGAAACACGGCATCTGGAATTAAAGATGCTACAGACGCCGCAAAGAAATTCAAATCTGTTGTTCTTGGAATTGATGAATTGAATTTGAATGAACCAGATAACGATACCGGAAGTGGTTCTGGTGGAAGTGGAGGTTCAGGAGGCGGTGGATCTTCTGCCGGTTCATCTTCTGGTGGGCTGACAACAAAGATGGAAGCGTCTGACGGAATACTAAAAGCATATGAGAGTAATATTAAGACGCTATATCAGTTAGGGTCTTATATATCAGGCACAATTGCAGATAGTTTAAATGCTATTGATTGGAATAGTGTTTATGAAAAGGCAAGAAATTTCGGAAGCGGACTTGCAGATTTTTTGAATGGTCTTATTACACCTGATTTATTTGGAGCTGTTGGGAAAACAATAGCAAATTCACTAAACACAGCAATTTATGTGGCACTCTCGCTCGGAGAAGGGATTAACGCATACGGATATGGTGAATCTGTTGCAGAAGGGATAAATCAGTTTTTTAAAAACTTTGATTTTAGTTCTCTTGCAGAAACATTAAATGTATGGGTGGACAATTTAGAACTATTCATTAAAGGATTTGCCGACAAAATCGAATGGAAATATATATTTTCTGGGATTAGAGACTTCTTTTCTAATCTTGAAATAGACACTGTTGTTGTTGCGATTGGAGCGATTGCTTGGAAATTTGGCGCTTTTAGTGCCATAAAAACAGCTTTGCTTACACCAATCACAACAGCAGTTAGCCAAATGAGCTTTCAATCTGTTGCGATTTTGATTAGAGACGGTATCAAGAATGGGTTGTCAAAGCTTAGTGGAAGTGTAATACCAAATTTGGCTGAATTTCTCGGAATATCAGCCGGAGCAGCAACTGTCGTAGTTGCTGTCGTTGCTGCGATTGGAATTGCAATTAAAGATTTGTGGGATACATCGGAGTCGTTTAGAAATAGCGTATCCGATATGTGGGATAATATAAAAGAAACCATATCAAATGCATGGACAATCATATGGGATAACACATTAAAGCCTGGATTTGAAGATGTACAAAATTTGTTTGATAGTTTAGGTAAATTGTGGAGTGCTATTTATGAAGCATATGAATCTAGTGGAGCAAAAGCTTTATTTGAAAAAATAGTTGTGTTTTTAGGGAATACGCTTGTAATGGTTTTCAAAACTAATATTACTATGGCGGCTACTTTTATTCAAGTGATAGGAAATGCCGTAGGAACAGTAATCAAAGTTATTACCGCTGTAATAGATTTTATTACTGGCGTATTTAGCGGAGATTGGCAGACTGCATGGCAAGATTTGAAGACATCAATTATTACAATATTTTCTCCAATTACTGATTGGTTTTCAGAAAAATTTAATGCGGCATACAATGCGATTAAGAGCGCATGGGCGTTCGTTGGAACTTGGGCAAGCGAAAAATGGAATCAGATTAAAGCGCCATTCAAAAGTGTAAAAAAATGGTTTTCTGATGCATTTCAAACTGCATACGATTCTGTGAAAAAAATTTGGAAAGGAATTGGAAAATTCTTTTCTGGTATCGCAAATGATATAATTTCTCCGATTGGAAATGCAGTAAATGGAATTATTAGCGGTGTGAACTGGGTGCTTTCAAAAGTTGGGTCAAAGACAAGGCTAGACAAGTGGAGCGTTCCTAGATTTGCTAGTGGTGCGGATGGACTTCCGCAAGATACTGTTGGTATGGTTAATGACCAACCTGGCAACACTTACAAGGAAATGATTGTTCCAAAAAATGGAGAACCGTTTATTCCAAAAGGAAGAAACGTAGTTCTTCCAATGGAAAAGGGAACAAAAATTATGCCGGCAGACCAGACTAAAGCGTTGATGCAAAGTGTTGGCGTCCCTCGTTTCGCTGGTGGTATCGGACAATTCTTTAACAATGCGTGGGAGTCTGCAAAGGACATTGCAGGCGGTATTGCTGATTATATTTCCCATCCAGATAAATTATTGCAGATAGCACTTAATAAATTTGTTGATATATCAAATTTTGTGCATCCGATATCTGATATTGCTGGTGGCGTAGTAAAGACTACATTCAATTCCATTAAGGACTACATCAAGGGAAAACTGGATGCATTCGTTCCAAAAGTAACGTATTCACCATCAGGTGGTGTTGAGCAATGGAGAGCTGTTGCTACACAGGCATTAAGGATAACCAATCAATTAAGTGATGCAAATATTAATGCATTACTTAATCAGATGAAACATGAGTCTGGTGGTAACCCAAATGCTATAAACAACTGGGATATAAACGCAAAAAACGGAACTCCGTCAAAAGGATTGATGCAGGTTATTGACCCTACATTTAGGGCATATGCTTTAGCGCCGTATAATACTAACATTTACGATCCGTTGTCCAATATGATTGCTGCTATTCGCTATACTGTATCTAGGTACGGAAGTCTGTATAACGGGTGGACTAAGAGGGGATATATCGGATATAAAACTGGTATCGGTGCAATTTCATTGTCTGATTTACCGAAATATTCTGTTGGTGGATTTCCGGAAGATGGATTGTTTATGGCAAACAGAAAGGAACTTGTCGGACAGTTTAATGGAAGAAATGCTGTTGTTAATAATTATCAGATTGAATCAGGAATTGAGAAAGCGGTATATAATGGCTATATGAGAGCACATGCACAAGATACAAGAGAAGTATCTGTGCTTGAAGAGATTCTAACAGCAGTTAGAGAGGGAAAGACAATATCTATAGATGGTCGTGAGATTGTACGTGTGTACGATTCCAGAAAGGCTAGAAATGGATATGCATTTACTTAGAGGGATGGCGTCAAAACCATCTCTCTTTTTTTAGGAGGTACAGACATGGCATTATCATCTTTTTTAAATGTGAATGGATATGATTTCCCACCTCCAAGACGAGGATTTTCGTGGACAATTTCTACTACTGTAAATGCCGGAAGAAATGCTAACAATGCAGTTATTGGAGATAGAGTAGGAAGAGATTTATATAAATTAGACAATATGGAATGGGTTGGGCTTACTCCAAAGCAAAGAGAAATGATGCTGAAAGCAATCGAACCATTTTATGTGCCGGTTACATTTGAAGATATGAAGAAGCCGGGGCATCCAATTACAATTATCATGTATCCAGGAGACAGAAGTGGAAGCCCTCTATTTGTAGATAAATTGACACATATGGTGTTACAGGATGAAACTTTGAAATTCAATCTCATAGATACTGGGCGGTGATGGTATGCAGGCAGTGAGTGACGCTTATATTGAGTCAATGATTGAACCTTTTCGTAATAGGGGATATATTAAAGGCTCGATAGGGATTATCAACTCAGAAGCGCAAAATAACGCTGTGGCAGATGATAAAAACAATAATTTTACGTATTTTTCAAATGCAAAAAAACCATTTACGTCTTATTCGGTAAGCCAGTTATACGCTACAACAGAACAGGATTTTTCAAAATTGGACGGATCCATGTATTTTTTGCCAAAAGAAGATTCGGGACTTACATTTTATAACAACGGAATGGTCACGGAAGATTTGCTTGGTGCTATTCGAATATCGTTTGGAGAATATGATTCTCTGGATATTAAAGGAATGACAATTAATTTTGGAGCTTGTTATCCGTCAGAGCTTACGATAACAAACGGAAAAGTAAGTCATGATTATACGAATGACAATAAATTGTTTGTAACAGAAGACGTATTTGACGATACATCATATATTGTGATACAGCCTAAGAAAATGGTAAATGGTCAAGGAAGACTCAGAATTTATAAGATTGAATTTGGAGTTGTGGATTCATTTGGAAATGATGAATTAATCTCTTGCTCAATTAATGAGTTTGTGTCTTCGACAGCAGAAACATTGCCAAGTAAAGATGTTGAGATTATCCTTGATAACCAAAATTCATACTATGATGTAGATAACGAATCAAGTGCTATTGGATATTTGGAGCTAGGACAGGAAGTGAAAATTGCATTTGGGTATGATGTTACCGGAAATGGTGATATTGAGTGGCTACCTGAAATGCTGACATATCTGAAAAGTTGGAGTGCAAGTGATACGCAAGTACAATTTATCTGCACTGATCTGTTCGACAATATGGAAGGTACTTATTATAGAGGACTTTATAGACCGGAAGGTATTTCTCTATATGACCTTGCAGTGGATGTATTTAATGATGCTGGATATAGCATTGACCAGTATTACATTGATGGGTATCTAAAGAATATTTTAGTGTACAATCCGATGCCAGCAGTTAAGCATTCAGAAGCGTTACAGATTATAGCAAATGCAGGAAGATGTGCGTTGTATGATGACAGAGATGGAAGAATCCATTTACAAGCATCGTTCATACCGGATATGGCTGCTACATCCAATGGAGAGACGGTATATAGCAAAATATCAAATGTATTGATTGATAGCAAAAAAACGGCGTATGCGGTAACAAGTAATGATTTTTCAGTGCTTGACGGTAGCGTATTGTTTATGCCAGAAGATAAACAGGAGTATGCAGATAATACCGGATATGTCAGCAATCAGTGTGCCGATGAAAACGGAGATTTTGAAGAAAGCCCGGTTATTACCATTAATTTGGAATCTGGATTTGTAGCATATGGACTAAAAATAGATTTTAGAAGTGTGATCCCACAAGAGTTTAAGGTTACAACGTATTATAACGGAGTAAAAGTAGAACAGATTACAGAAAAACCGACAGGTGTTCATTTTGAAACTCAGAGACGATTTGAAATGTTTGACAAGATGGAAATTGAGTTTTTCAAAGGATATCCAAACAGTCGAGTATTCATCGATAATATTAAGGTCGGAGATGTTACTAATTATCATTTGAAAAGAGATTTCTTGTTAGATTCTCCGACTGCAACCAGACAAGATAAGCTAAAGTCTATTTCAATTATCAGAAATATATATTCCGAATCTACAGAAGAAAAAGATTTGGCACAAGAGGATGTTGATTTGAGTGTTGGAAATACCACTCATATAGTATATTTCAATGATGCATCTTACGGATTGTCTGCTACTGTTGAGGAAAATCAAACAATAAAAGCAACAATTACAGAAAGCAGTAATTATTATGCAGTAATATCTTTTAGTGGTGTCACTAAAGACGTAACGGTAAAATTGAAAGTGACTGGAAGAGAGTATTCCGTAGAAGAAAATCCATACAGTGTTAATCATAATAAAAACGGAACAGATATGGAATGGAACAATCCGCTTATAAGTACGATTCCACAAGCACGAGATTTGGAAGAATGGCTTGCGGAGTACTATCTTGGACGTGTTGAATATGAATTTAACTGGCGTGGCGACCCAAGAACAGATGCGAACGACCTGTTTTATTTTGAATTAAAAGATGGTAGAGAGCAGATGATTCGTGCCTATGAAAATAGCTTATCATTTAGCGGAGCATGGTCTGGAAAGATAAAATCAAGGGCGGTGGTGATATAAATGGCTTGGATTAATCCAAAAACTGATTGGACAAAAAATGATAGATTTAACTATTCTGATTACAATAGAATAAAAAATAATCTTAATTATTTGCATGAAAAAACAGAACAGCTTGTTAAACCTGTAGATATAGGAGATATGGGAGAAGATATCACATCTTATTTGAGCTATTGGGATGTAAATGTATTTAATCTTTTTGAGAAGAATCTTGATGCAATAGCAAAGGCTTCTTATGGAAAAGATTATGGTTATTCACAGACGTTTTATCCAAATGGTGCTTTTATCAAATATGATGAATTAAATCGTATAGAGTCCGCCTGCATTGATATATATAACATGTTAATGGCACAAGAAGCTGGGCTCAGAAAGATACCGTTTGTTCTTGGAAGATTTAGGGAGGTGCGTATTTAATGGCAAAACAAACATTGCCAACAAATTACAAAGATGATGTTCTGGCAACGTCGATGGGCAAAAAAAGGCGTTACAATCTTATTCAAAACGATGACAGAACGATATCACTTGAAGATGCAACTGAGTATACTCAAGTGGGCGATAATTATGGTGCAGCTCAGTTAAATGCTACAAATCAAGCGGTTAATGAAAGCGTTGACCAGGCTAAAGTAATCGATTCTTTGGATGATATATCAGCTAACACTCAGCCAGGAATGGTTGCAGGAGCGTTGGCGGTTGCTGAGTTAAAGGGCAAGATTGACGAGCAAAAGTACAAGGTTGGAACAGTAACGCTTGGCTATTATGATGCTTCCTATCTATATGCAACTATAGATTTTGGCACTGACAAGTGGAATGGTGGTGTTGTTTTTACATCAATGTTTTCTATTCGTAATACTCCTTACGAACAGGTTATTTCGTTTTCGACGACAGAAGTCCAAGGCAATAAAGTTACAATTTGGGCAAGAGGTAGCGGTTTTGTCAAAGGACATTCGCTGTTGGTAGGTTATTTAATCATTCCGAAGAATTAACGTACATACAAGCTAGCAAGTGTATAAAAATATTTAAACACAAATGTATGTTCCGGTTATGAACAGTACATTGCCGGAATGCGCTTTGCTTATATAGAGAGTTCCGTCCGTATTCAATACCGCCCAGTTTCCGTTACTTGGTGTGCCAGAAAATCCAACACCGCACCAAGTCTTTATTATTGGTTTAAACGGCATCGTGGCAATTTCCTTGCCGCCATTTGCAGTATTGATTTCTGCTGAGAATGTAACTACATTCCCAATTTTGACATAGTGAATCGTTCCGCCGGTAGCGACCACAGATCCTTTAATCTTACCATTTAATTCAGCAACTTTATCGGGCAAATCTTTGTTTTTTATAGTAAATCGGACATGTTTTTAATAAAAGGAGTGTAAAAATGGAGACAAAAATAACTACAGTAAGTCTTGCTGCGAAAGAAGATAAATACTATGCGGATAAAACACTGTACCAATGGAACTATGGTCAGATACTACGGATTGTAGATGCAGACCTTCCAATGGCTGTTGAAATCGGATTTTCAACTACAGAAAAATCAGGAGATTCAGACGTGCGGGTTGGATCCACTAACAACGGTGTTACTACGGTAGCAATTCCGAATAAGTTATTTGAAGAAGAACGGAGTACTGATTATAGTATTTATGCATTTGTGTATGTTACTGATGAAAATTCTGGAACAACGGTGCATGAGATAGTCATTCCAGTAAAGGCAAGAGCGAAACAGGGTGACCCGTCAGAAGACCCAAGCATAGATCCAAGCATTTTTAAAGATGCTATTAATGCGGTAAATGCATCTGCGGAGCGTGCTGAAATAGCTGAAAAGTCAGCAAAGGAATCAGCGGATAAAGCAAAGGAATATGCCGAGAGTGCCGGGAAAAGCAAAGGAGACGTAGAAAAAGCAAGAGATAATGCAATCTCAGCTATCGGTATAGAAAAAGAAAGCGCACTGAGAGGAATTGAAAGCAAGACGGTGGAGTCGTTGCAGAAGATTCAGAGCCAGACGGAAGCGTCTCAGAACAGTATCAAGCAGTCCATAGCTGATGCAACCGAAAAAAAGA